GAAGGTGAGCTCGTCCGCCGAGTACTGGCTGGGCCTGTGGGCGGACGCCGACGGGGCCGGAGAGCATGACAGGGTGGCCGTCGCCCGGTCCATGCTGGAGAAGCTGATGGGCGCGCAGGTCGCCGACGCACACGCGATTGAGGAGATAACGATTTGACCATAGGCGACGCGTCCCCCGAGGAGGTCGAGCTCCTGGTCCTCTCGTCTCTCAGGACGTCGGACCTCGTGCTGAAGGCCGCCGCGGCCGGCATCCGCGACGAGTCCTGGCAGGTGGACGACCACGCCAGGGCGTGGGAGTACATGCTGGAACGCGCGCGGGTCGGCGACCAGCCGACGCCCGCCGACGTCGGCGCCGTGACCGGCGTCGCGCTCAGGACGGACGTGGCGGACGCCGAGACGTACATGGAGGAGCTGCTCAGGCGCACCGTCGAGAGGCTCGCCATCTCCGCCATCGGCGACAGGGCGGAGCTGTTCAAGCAGAACCCGCAGAAGGCCATAGAGCTGCTGGTCGGCGACCTGTCGGAGATAGGCCGCAACTCGACCGCCCACACGACGTACTTCGACGACAACAGGGGCCGGCGCCTGGAGCTGCTCAGGCAGCGGGCGGAGCAGCGGTCGCGGGGCGAGCTCATCGGTCTCAGGACGGGGCTGAAGCTCCTCGACTCGAGGGGGCTGAACTGGCGCCAGGGCGACGTCGTCGCCATACAGGGGCCGCTGAACGTAGGCAAGTCAACGCTGCTCCTGTGGACGTGCGCATACACGTACTTCTACGACAGGTCAAAGGTCCTGTTCCTCACGCCGGAGTCGACGATAACCGACATCGAGGACAGGCTGGACCCGATGATGGCCAGGTTCATGGGGTTCAGGTTCTCCAACCTCGGCCTCAGGAACGGCACCAACATCGACTTCGAGCAGTACGAGGCGTACCAGCAGGCCATCGCCGCTGACGGCCGCGCGGACTGGATAACCCGCGATGCCGGCGACATGGGGGCGTTCTCCATCACGGAGATACTCCAGCAGATACGCGAGCACAGGCCGGACGTCGTGGCGATAGACGGCGTGCACCTCATAGACGGCGGCGGCAAGTCGTGGGAGAACATGCAGGCCGCCTCGAAGGCCATCAAGGGGGCGGCGCAGCACGACGGGCTGGTGGTCATCGGCGGCACTCAGGTGAAGCGGGACGCCGTGGCGGCGGCCGACGACCCTGCAGGGCTCGAGGACTCGGCGTACGGCATGGCGTTCATGGAGGCGGCCAACAAGGTGATAAGCCTCGGCACGAAGAAGTCAGACCCGATGCAGAGGGTGTGGAAGATGCCCAAGAACAGGGACGGCGAGAAGATAACAGACAAGCAGTACCTGCGGTTCGACGTGGACTCAGGCGACATCGGCGACCTCGTGCCGAACATCGACGAGGGGACCGGCATCGTCGACTGGGACCTGAGGTGACGCTCGCGACCGGGCTACCGCCGGGACCGTTCTCGACGATAGTGATGGACCCACCGTGGCCGTACGACGACCGGCTCCCCGGCGGCGGGAGGGGGGCCGCGAAGCACTACTCCCTGATGACGCTGGACGAGATAGCGGCCATGCCGATAGGCGACATGGCCGCCCCGGACGCGCACGTCTACGTCTGGGCCACGAACGGCTTCGTGGCCGAGGCAGTCAGGCTGATAGGCGAGTGGGGGTTCACCTACAAGACGTTGCTGACGTGGGTGAAGGTGAACAAGGCCGGGAACCCGCACATCGGCATGGGCCACTACTTCAGGAACGTGACGGAGCACGTGGCGTTCGGCGTCCGCGGCCGGCTCCCCACGGCGTCCAGGAGCCTCCCCACGGTATTCTATGCCCCGAGGACGAGGCACTCGGAGAAGCCCGGGCAGTTCTACGACATGGTGAGGACCGCATCCCCGGGGCCCAGGATAGATCTGTTCGCCAGGCGCGGGATAGACGGCTTTTCGTCCTGGGGGAACGAGATTGATCCGGAGACGACAGCGCAGGCGTAACCCAGACGAGTACCCGAGCTACGGGCGCGAGGTGGTGCTCGCGACGCTGGACGAGCTCGGGATAGATCTGACGGACGGCGACAGCGAGGGATGGCACAACGCGTGCTGCCCGCTCCACGACGAGCAGAGCCCGTCGTTCACCGTCCACGTGAACGACGGCGCGTGGCGCTGCCGCGCCGGCTGCGGGTCCAGCCCGGACCTCGCGTTCCTGGTGGCGAAGGTCACCGGCGAGTCCGACCAATCGGCCCGCAGGCGGCTGCGGCTGAAGATACCCGCGGATAGCCGTACCATAGTGGACATGCTGAAGCGCCGGCGTGACAGGCCGGTCAGGGAGCGCCCGCCGGAGCCGCTGTTCTACGAGCGCAGCCGCGTCCCCAAGTACATGGTGGACCGCGGGTTCTCGATGGAGACGCTGCGCCGGTGGGAGGTCGGCTACGACCCGCAGATGAGGTGCGCGGTCATCCCGTTCAAGGCAGACGGCAAGCTCATCGGCCTCGTCAGGCGCAACCTGGGCCCGGGACCCAAGTACATGAACAGTCGCGGCCTCGGCAAGTCCGGGCACCTGTTCGGTCTGGACAAGGTGGACCCGAACAGCCGGACGGTGATCGTCACAGAGGGCCCGTTGGACTGCATGTGGCTGGAGCAGTTCGGCTACCCAGCGGTCGCGCTGCTCGGCGCGTCCATGTCAGCCGAGCAGGCCGACATAATAAAGAGGCGGTTCTGGACAGTCGTGCTCGGGTTCGATCAGGACACTGCCGGCAGGCTCATCACGGACGAGGCGAGGGGGATACTGTCCAGGCTGAACGTCATGGGGATTAGCCTCCCGCCTGGACGGAAGGACATCCAGGAATGCGATGGCGATGAGGTCGAAAACGTGCTCGCTTCCGTAGCTGTTCTGTGGTATAATGACCTGTCTTCGACCGTGCCAACCTTGCACGGCAGAACTGGGCATACCACCACAGAGAACGGAGAGCACGATGACCGACCCAATAGTAGAGGATCAGGCGCCGGCCCGGACGACAGTGACCGGCATGACCGTGGAGGAGCTGAAGTCGATCGCCCCGGAGGAGCTGTTCGGCCTGCTGAAGCCGCTCCTCACCCGTAGCGTCTTCCGCTCGCACGTTCCAGGCTTCGAGCACGACGACAAGATGCAGGAGCTGCTGCTGCGCATCTGGCGGTGCCAGCAGAACTACGATCCGACGAAGGTCGGCCACAACGGCAAGCCCTCCAGCTTCATCAACTATGTGATCCACGCCATCTCAAACTGCCTCGGCAACCTCGACTACTACGGTCGTCGCCAGAGGCACGTTGTCGTCTCCCTCGAGTGCGAGGGCTGCGGCGCGCCGGGCCGGCTCCATCGGGCACCGGGCGACAAGAAGTGCGCCTCGTGCGGCGGCGGGCGGTGGAAGTCCGTCTACGGCAACCAGATCGGCTCAGTCGACAAGCTCGCGGAGGCCGGCGACTTCTGGCAGCCGACGGCGAGCGACGAGTACGACGGCGAGGCGACGGACCTGGTCGACCGCATCGTGGACCGCCTCCCGGCGGCCCACCGCGCCGAGGCCCGCGCCGCCCTGTACCGCGTCGTCCTCGACATCCCGGTCGTCAGCCAGAACGGCAAGGTCAAGCCCACCCAGCTGCCCGTGAAGCTGCAGCGGCTGATCCGCGAGCACGTCGCCGGTTCCGGTATATTCCAAGAGACACTACAGTGACCTGGTCGGTGATCGCCAGGGAGTGGTGATCACTTATCGGTGGATGTGTGGATGTCGGGTGGATTTGGTACTGGACTGAAGTTCCTGCGTGACCAGCAGGAGCAGATCGGCGGCAGGGGCAGCGGCAACAGGATGTTCAAGCTGTGGCTGAAGAACGGTGACACGGCAAAGTTCTGGTTCATCCAGGACCACGAGGACATCGCCGTCCCCCTGGTGCACATGGTGGAGCGGAAGAAGAAGAACGGCGAGGCGTACAACGCCGATGTCCTCTGCGCCCGCAAGACGCTATCCGACGACCCCAAGACGTGCGCGTACTGCGTGGACGGCGAGCGCGGCCCGTGGCCGCGCTACGTGGCCATCGTCTGGGTGGACATCATCGTCCACCCGACGAGGCCCGAGGGCAAGAGCTGGCAGCCCATCGCCGTGACCGGCGCGACCGGGACCTTCTACAAGGAGGAGGTCAAGGGCTACCAGCTCCTCATCATGAGGGACAAGCTGACAGGTCAGCTGACGGACTACCTCACGGGCGACCCCATCAGCGACACGCCGCCGCCGACCACTATCCTCGACCGGGGATGGCGCTACAAGGCGATGGGGGAGCGCGCCAACAAGATGGAGACGCTGACCCCGGACGCCACGCCCACGGTGCCGGACGCCGTCATCCAGGCCAGGCGGACCGCCCCCAGCCTCGAGGAGACCATCATCGCCGAGTTCGGCGCGCCCAAGGCGCCGACGGTGGCCTCCGGGAACGGCCTCCCGGTGGAGACCGGCGGTTGGGGCCAGCCCGCGTCATCGGCCGCGCAGCCGGAAGTCCTAGACTACTTCAACGACGAGGACGGCACGGACCTGCCGTTCGAGGTCTAGCCGGTGGGCGGGCAGCCGGACGCCCGCCGCCAGGCGGCGGACGACGCTAGCGACCCGCGCCTGTCGGTGACCGTGGAGCTCGGCATGACGCTCCCGGTCACCGACTACGGCAACGTGCGCCCGAGGGTGACGATCAACAACATCGACCCGTACGGCGACGTCGACGAGCAGGTGTCCGTCGCCCTGAAGACGGCGACGCGCGCCTTCGGGCTCGTGGACGGCGAGATGATAAACGTCATCAGCAACATACTAGCACCGGAGACAGGGCTGCCAGGGTTCAGGGAGAGGCTGGAGGCGGTCGAGACTGGGATGAGGAACCTGAACGTCGCCAGGGAGAACCTGAAGCGCGTCGTGAGCCGGCTGAAGGAGCTCGGCGAGCGCGTCGACGTCATATCGGCGGAGGTGAAGGGTGGCGGCAAGTAGGCGCAAGACGGAGCAGGCCGACGACGACGGGCTGATGACGATGACCGAGCTCGCCCAGGCCAGGACGGAGCTCGCCAAAGAGCTCGGCATGGACCTCCTGTTCGGGGACGACGAGAAGCTTAAGCTCAAGAAGCTACCGCTCGGCATCGCGACGCTGGACAAGGCGCTCAGCGGCGGGTTCGCGTACGACCGGGTGACGCTGATCATCGGCCAGTTCTCGGCCGGCAAAACCGTGCTCGCCATGCTGACGATGAGGGCCGCCCAGCTCCTGGGGCAGTCGGTCGCGTTCATAGACGTCGAGAAGACGTGGACGCCGGAGTGGGCCGAGCAGCTCGGCATCAAGGCGGCGGACGTGATCGTCATCAGGCCGCCGAGCGGCGAGAAGGCGTTCGACGCAGCGGTCGCGCTCGTGCGGCGCAAGGTCGGCGTTGTGGTCATCGACTCGCTGGCCGCGCTCAGGGCCACGGCTGAGATAGACGTGGACATCGAGGAGATGTTCGAGAAGCAGTTCGTCGGCACGGTGGCCAAGCTGGTCGGCCGCGGGCTGACGATGATAGAGAACGAGAACAAGGGCACGCTCGTCCTCTGCATCAACCAGATCCGCGAGAAGCCGGGCGTGTCGTACGGGTCGCCAGAGACGATACCAGGCGGCAAGGCCCAGGAGTTCGTGGCCTGGCAGATAGTCCGCGTCAGGCGGGGCGAGTGGATCCTCGACGGCACCCGTCGCATCGGGTACATGCTCAAGATCAGCGTCCAGAAGAACAAGCAGGGCGCACCGTGGCAGGAGGCCCAGGTCCCGTTCTACTTCACCGGTGACATCGACGAGGTGGCCGGCATTGTCGAGGTGGGGCTCGAGACGGAGGTCATTCGTCAGAAGGGCGCCAAGTACTGGATAAAGATCGGCGTCGACGACGACGGCCAGGTGGTGGAGCGCGAGTTCTACGGACGCTCGAACCTCATAGAGGCGGTCAGGTCAGACGCCGAGCTGAAGTCCATCCTGGAGGCGTCGATCGATGCCATAGAGCAGCTGGAAGTCTGACGTGGACGTCGTGATGGGGTTCCAGGGTCGGCACCGGTTCCTGTCCAACTTCTGGCCGGTGGAGGTGGTCGCGTTCTCGCTCCCGTTCAGGTCAGTGGAGCACGCGTACCAGGCGTCCAAGTCGCTCGATCCAGACTACAGGGTGGCTGTGATGAACTCGTACAAGGCGGCCGACGCTAAGGCGCTGGGCCGCCTGGCAGATCTGAGGCCGGACTGGGAGGACGTCAAGGACGACGTCATGCTGGACCTCCTCAGGCAGAAGTTTGTGTACTCCAACCTGGTGCTCATGCTGGACGACACCGGCGACTCAATCCTCCTGGAGGACAACCGCTGGGGAGACAGGTATTGGGGCGTGGTGGACGGCGTCGGGCTGAACAGGCTCGGCATGTTGTTGATGCAGGTGCGCGAGGAGAACCGGGAGAGGGCCGACGGGGCGTGGCTGAGGTACGTCCGGGACAACTTTGCTTCGTAGCGGGAGGCCGGGCCAGTCGACGTCGCTGACGGCCGGTCACCAGCGGTTGTCGTCGCTGTTGAGGTCGCTCGGGCTGGCCGTGGAGGATGAGTACGAGGTCGGTCCGTACACGGTCGACTGTTACCTCGAGGAGGTGCACGCAGCGGTCGAGTACGACGGGCGCGACTGGCACCACGGCAGCACGGCAAAGTCCAGGAAGGATACGGAGAGGGACGCACTCCTGCTGAGCGTCGCCGGCGTGGCAGTGCTGCGCGTCAGGGACGACGAGGTGACCGCATCTAATCTCGGTAATCTGAAGGACAGGATAACGGCGTTCGTGGACGAGTGTGGCGAGGACGTCGAGGTCAGGCGTGTGAGGTGGGTGTCGGGATGGATGGAGTGAGCGCCGAGGACGTCGCGATCATCGGCAGGATGATGGCAACGCAGGCGGAGCTGCAGGACAGGCTACGCGGCAACTGGGACCAGACGGTGAACGGCAAGCCCGTCAGCGGAGACGTCGTGTTCATGAAGGAGAACATCCTCATGTTGCTGGACGAGGCCCACGAGGTGCTGCGATGCCTGCCGTGGAAGATGCACAAGCGGGACTGGGGCCGCGAGCCGACGGCGGAGGAGTGGGCCGAGGCAAGGCTCGAGATCACGGACGTGCTCGTGCTGCTGCTGAACCTTTACCTGAGGGCGGGCGTGGACCCGAGGCGGATGGTGGAGCTCTACTTCGAGAAGGCGGCGGTGAACATTGACAGACAGAACACCGGGTACTAGGCCGTCCAAGGACGAGTCGATCTGGCAGACGGCCAGGGTGTGGGCGGAGCAGAGCACGTGCCCGCGGAGGCGCGTCGGCGCAGTTCTGACGCGCACAGGGGCCGGCGGCAAGCCCTACATCGTGGCGACAGCCTTCAACGGCTCGCCCCCTGGCGAGCCGCACTGCACTGACGTCGGGTGCTTCATCGTGGACGGCCACTGCAAGCGGACGGTCCACGCAGAGGCCAACGCCGTCGCCCAGGCGGCGGCCCATGGGCACCCGACGGCCGGCGCGGTGCTGTTCACGCTCGTGAAGCCGTGCTACGAGTGCCAGAAGCTGCTGAGGGCCGCCGGCATAGACGAGTGGCGGTGGCTCGAGGACTACGAGGACCACAGTGGTGCGCCGGACCTGACCGGCGGCAAGAGGGGGCAGGCATGACCAGACGTCCGTTCGTTTTGATAGAGGGCGCAGACGGCACGGGGAAGACGACGCTGGCGAACGCGCTCGTGGAGCGCGGCTGGGGCATAGAGCACGCCGGCCCGCCGACGTACGAGCCGCTCGCGTTCTACCTAGACGCTGTGCGCCGGCACCCGTACGGGCATGCCGTCCTGGACAGGCTGCACATCGGCAGCTTCGTGTACGGGACCATCTTCCGCGGCATGGATGACCTGACGCCGTACGAGCACTGGCAGATAGAGGGGACCCTGATGGGCTACAACTCGCTGCTCGTATGGGCTAACCCGCCGGCATCCGCCAGCGACGCGAACGTAGCCGCAGGCCCGATAGACGAGGATGCGGCGGTGTACGAGGCGCCTGCCATGCAGGCGCAGGTCAGGCAGCTGTACGAGGCGTACGTCGGCAGCATCACGGCGCTCCCGTGGATCTCGTACGACTTTACCGTGCCAGGTGCGCTCGAGTCGGCGATCGCCGAGATAGAGGGCATCGTCGGGTTCTTCGAGTCGTCGCCGATGCCGCTGGGCTCGTGGTTCGGCAACGGCTACAGCCCGAGGCTCTGTCTCGTCGGCGACGCGCCCAACAGGTACCTGTTCAGGGCGATGGTCGGGGCCGGCATACCGCTGAACCAGGTGTGCGTCGTCGAGTCGCTGGACGGGTTCGACGGCAGCGACTTTTGGATGTCGACCGAGTTCGTGGCGTTCGGCGACGCTGGCGAGGCTGCCTGCGAGGCGGCCGGTGTCACCGAGTACCGGAGCGTCCCGTCGGCCACGCTGTGGTCGGCTGAGCGCTACAAGGACGTCGTCGAGTACGGGCGGCTCATCGACGGCGCCAGCGGGCGCGTGACGGAGCCGGAGGTGCCGTCCAATATAACAAAGTTCCCGACGCTCGAGGAGCGCGGGTTCACGGTGGTTTAGCGATGCTCGTGCACGAGACCGACGACTTGGGGTTCACGTACCCGGACCTGCTCCTGGACGTGCTGGACGACGGCGAGCTGTCTAGGCCGCGCGGCATGGAGGTCATGGAGGTGCGGCCGCTCCTGCTCAGGCTCACGAGGCCAGAGGCGTGCCTCGTCACGAGGCCAGGCATCAGTCGCGCCCTCATGTGGATGGAGGCCGCCCAGATGATAGGTGGCACGTACGACGGCGGGGTGCTCGCCCGGATATCGCAGCAGGCTGCCGATCTCATGACGCCTCACGGCGCGTACGGGCCGCGCGTGAGCTCGCAGCTGCTGGACGTGGTCAGGGAGCTGACGGACGACCCAGACTCGAGGCGCGCGATCGTGCACGTGGGCCGCGAGAACGACCTCCTGAAGGTGCAGCAGCGCAGCGAGCGCGAGGTCCCGTGCACAGTGTCGTGGCAGTTCATGGTCAGGCACGGCCGGCTTGAGATGACGGTGAACATGAGGTCGTGGGACCTGGTGTGGGGCCTGACAAACGACGTCCCATGCTTCGTTGCAGTGCAGATGTGCGTGGCAGACGCGCTCGGTGTCGAGCTCGGCCCGTACTCGCACCTGGCCGGCAACGCGCACGTGTACGAGCGGCACTTCGATCTGCGCCCGACGCCGGTCAAGGGCAAGACGCTCGCGAACGTCGCTGCCTCGCACCTTGCCAGGGACGAAGGCCCAATCATGCGCATGATGGCATCGCAGTTCAGCGCCGTATGCTCGGTGGATGCGGCCAGCTCCGGTCGCTGGGGGGACGTGTTGGCCCCGTGGGACGGCGAGCCGATGGCTGCCTGGGTGAAGAAGCTGGCGGCCGACGTTGGCTGACGGCGGGCTGCTCGCCAGGAGGCTGAAGCAGCTGGACACGGGTGACTGGCTTGGGACCGCCATAGACCGCGCGCCGTCTGGCGAGCCGGAGCGGTGGACCGCCCCCAACCCAGAGATCCACCCGTCTGGGGCAGGCAGCCCGTGCATCCGCGACATACAGCTGTCCATGCTCGGCCACCACACGGAGATAAAGCCGAAGAACCGCAGGCGCATGGACAACGGGACGGCGGCGCACGCCAGGTGGACCGCCGAGTTGGACAAGGCCGGCGTCCTCGTCAAGGGCGGCGAGCGCCTGAAGATCCCGGGCTACTGGTCCGGCGAGTACGACGTCATGGTCAGGAACCCCGTCACCGGGAAGACGCATCTTGGCGAGATAAAGACGATGAACGACGGTCGGTTCAGGCGCGTCCCGGCGCAGGAGCGCGACTACCTGGCCATGGCGAGCGTGATGTACAAGGCTGAATCGTCATACGTCTTCCAGCTGACGCAGTACCTCGTGGAGTTCAGGCGGCTGTACCCAGAGCTGTCAGACGACGTCTTCTTCCTGTTCGAGAACACCAACGACCAGGACTACTGCATACGCTGGTTCAGGCCGAACGAGAAGCTGATGACGATGGCCTTCACAAACAGCCTGGCCGCTCGCGAGGCGACGCTGGCTGGCCAGCTGATAGACCCACCGTTCAAGCGCGGGTCGATCACGTGCCGGAAGTGCTACCGTGAGCAGGCGTGCTACAACCTCCAGGACGGCCTGGGCGTGGGGCCTAAGGCCGTCAGCGAGGCGCTGATGACCAAGTGGGACGAGACCGTGTTCACGGCGGACAACGAGGGCCGCGAGGTCTACGTGGCCGAGGACGAATTGGGGGACGTGGATGAGCTCGTCGAGTTCTGATGACGACGGCGCCCAGAAGTGGACGCTGGGCGAGATGTTCAAGGCGGCCGACCGGTGGATGACGGGCCTGCAGCTGCCGCAGATGGAGAAGCCGGAGGGTCTCGGGCGACAGTACAGTTACCCTTCCGACGTATCCGTGATAAAGTCGAATACGTTGGGCACGCTGTCGCTGCAGTTGACGGCATTCTACACATACACACTGCAACTACTGGGCCGCGAGGAGTCTGAGTTGGGGGCGTTGGAGGAGGTGTTCAGCGTGAAGCTGGGGATCGCCATGGACGAGGAGGCCTCCAGGCGTGCGGGTGACGGAAGGACAGTGAAGGAGGTCCTCAGGGCGCTGGCCCTCTCCAACGATGAGGACGTGAAGAAGATGTACCAGGCGCTTCTGGCGCGCCGACACCGTGTCAAGCTACTCGAGACTCAGGCCAACATCTACAAAGAGCAGCTCGTTCGTCTGTCGCGGGAGCAGTCCCGAAGGGAGGCCGAGGCGCACGTCATGCGGTGACGCATGACGCGGCAGAGGCAGGACAAGCAGCCGGACAACGGGAAGCGAACCAACGCGGCCGACTGGGTGCGGGGGGCGTTCACGCTCACGCGTCCGGTCGATTTCGTGGACTCCATCGTATGTATAGACGACTGCGACGCGTGCCCACTGTTCAAGCGCGGCTGCGCGGGCAAGTGCTCCCGATGGGACGACCTGGTGTGCGCGTCGTGCCCCTGCCTTGGGTCCAAGTACAACGACAGGGCTGAGATAAGCACCGTCGACCCGGATACGTTCGAGCCACAGGCCCCAGACAAGAGGCTGCTTGACATACGCGCGCAACGAAAGAAGCTGCTAGACGGACAGCCGGTCCAGTTGCGACATAATGGAGAGGGTGGAGGCATCACCGATGGACAATGAAACGGTTGAGGTAGTTGACGGCCAGGACCCCGGCGAGATGGTGTCTGAGTGGCACAGGCTGAAGGTTGCGTTCGAGAGGGCGCGCGGTGAGCTCAGCGGCACCGCTGACCTGCTGAACGGGCTAGGGTCGCTGCTCCGCGAGAAGTACGGCATATCTGTCCCGACGGTCGCTGTCGGCGCCGTGGCCGTAGCCACGGCCCAGCGGGCGCCGGCCAACGATGACCTCGCCCGGTTCAGGGGCGACGATGACGACCAGCCGGTGATCGCAGACGGGTCGACGGACGGCTGGTCGCCGCCCGAGCAGGCCGCGCTCGGCAACGGGATAACCGTGACCGCGTCGACCGGCGTGGCCGACATCAGGCGGGACGCGTTCGACGGCGACAGCGAGGAGGGCTTCGCTGGAAACATCGCCAGTATCTTCAACAGGGTGACGGGGTTCATACAGTGAGAGCAGTCGGACCAGCAATCACGGCGCAGGATGCGAGCATAGTGTCGGAGTACGCGGCGATGGGCATGGAGCGGCTCCGGCCCAGGTTCTCCAGGTACGTCGACGGGACGAAGGTGCTGAGGCCGGTCAAGAAGATCGCCGATCCAGAGACGTTCGAGCCCGGCGACCCGGACACGATCAGCCTCATGTTCGAGATACCTCCCGTAGAGGAGGACGTGTCTTTCACCGACTTCGTCAGGGGCGTCGTGATGGTGTCGTCGATGCTCGAGCCAGGCCAGCTGGACCCCATCAAGGAGTCCTGCACCGCAGTCGCGCAGAGGATCATCAACAGTGGCTCGCTCCCGACGATAGACGAGGACTTCGCCGAGGCGATGCACGCGCATGAGGTCGACATCTTCACGAATGGCGAGGCGACCAGCTGGCGGTCCCTCATGGCGTACGCGTACGGTGCCTATTGGCTCCTCAGCTTTGTCGCGAGCCCGTCCAAGCGGCGGGGCCGGTTCTCGCCGATGGACGTCGTCTCATTCCTTGTCACGAAGGCGGCCCAGCTGGGCTACGTGCCGAGGTAGAGAGGTGGACCAGCGAGCGCCTGTGCAGAGGTTCGGCCCGGGACACCCGTTCTGGACGCAGGCCGTCTCTATGAGACAGGGCCAGCACTCGCTCGTCAGGATCACGGAGGCAGCGCACGAGGCGGGGTATCAGGAGCTGACGTACCGGTCGATAGGCAACGGGCTGCGTCACGCGCCGGCGGACCTGCACCTCCCGACCGTCACGTCCAGGTTCCTCAGGCGCAGGTACGAGACGGTCGCGCGTGACTTCAACTCGTTCGAGATCATGAAGGACCTGACGAGCGAGGCCCTGAACCGCCTCGGCATGGTGGACGAGGAGCTCGACGACCCGGACCTGACCGAGGGTCGTCGCGCCCTGCTGGAGAGCAAGCACTGGGAGTGGTCCGGCCGCGCGTTCAACTGGGCGCGTCAGTGCAGCGAGCTGGCCGTGAAGATGAACACGGCGCTGCTCGAGCACGGCGGTCAGCGCGACGACCAGGCCGACGGCGACGACGACCAGCAGGACGCGCAGTCCTACCTGGTGGAGGTCGTGACGGAGTTCAACCGCCTGCGCCCGCCGGTGGGGGACATAGTGGACGAGTACGGCGCCGAGAACGTTCGCCTCCCGGGAGAGGGCAGAGTGACGGACGAAGATGAGGAAGACGACTACTAGCGGCGGGCAGGGCCCGGCGCCGACGCCGTTCTCCAAGAAGGACATGGCGGTCATAACGGCCGCCCAGGCGTCGTTCCAGTTCTTCCTGGCGTACGTGTACCCGCGAAGCTTCGATGGCAAGAAGTTCAGGATGGCGGACAAGCAGTACCACGAGTTCTCGCTCGGCAAGGCTCATTTCGTCTGGGCCAAGATAGTCGAGGAGAACCCGCGCGTCTGCATACTGGCGCCGCGGGCGCACCTGAAGTCGACCATAATCAACCACGCGTTCTCCTTCTGGAAGCTGTTCAGGGCCAACCAGAACGTCGACGGCATAGTGATGTCCTACAAGGACACGCTCGCGCAGGAGCACGTCATCAAGATAAAGGAGGCGATAGTGAACAACCCGTACTGTCGCTTCTGGGTGGACAACAAGCCGCGGGCGGAGTCCGTGGTGGACTTCAAGATATCGTTCGGCACGGACAGAGAGTGGCGGGGGCAGATAGACCCGTACGGCATAATGTCGGCCGTTCGCGGACTGCATCCCAAGTTCCTCATATGCGACGACATCCTGTCCGACTTCGCAAACGCGCTGGAGCCGACGCAGATCAGGCGCATAGACACCATATTCAGACAGTCGCTGGAGTCGCTGCCTGACGAGGGCGACTCCCTCGTCGTCATAGGCACGCCGCAGTCGTACGAGGACACGCTCTATAAGCTGAGGAACAACCCGGAGTACGTCTGGGCCAAGTTCCCGGCCGAGCTGGGCGACGGCAGGACGCTATGGCCGGAGAAGTTCGACATGGAGCGTCTGAAGAGGACGCGGCGCAGGGTCCACGACACGGCGTACGAGGTCGAGTACATGCTCGTGCCCGTGCTCGCCGTCAACAGCTTCATACCTCAGGCCGTCGTCGAGACCAACTGCGACCCGCTCCTTCGCGCGGCGAAGCTGTCGGAGCCGTTCAACCAGACCGGCACGCTGGGCATGTACGGCGGCATGGACGTCGGCAAGAACGTGCACCCCACGCACGTGAGCATCGCCGCGCTGATGCCGACGGGCGACCTGGTGCAGGTGTACCAGGAGTTCCTGGACGGGATGGACTACCGCGCGCAGGCCAAGCACGTGCGCAGGCTCATCGAGCACTTCAACATCAAGCGTTTCTACTACGACTCAACACGGTCCGAGATGGACGACCGGAACATGCCGAAAAGGGCCATCGGCGTCACGTTCACGCAGCGGTCAAAGGCCCAGATGGCACTCGCCATGGAGGCCAGGTTCTACGCCGACGGCGACGAGCCCGGCATCGTCCTCCTGGAAGACAGGAGGCAGACGTCGCAGATAGTCGCCGTCGACAGGCTGCTGAAGTCCATACAGACGAAGGACGGCCACGGCGATGCGTTCTGGTCGATAGCCCTGATGATCAGGGCGGCGGACGACGGGCCGGTGATGGCGATACTCGGCGACGCGCAGGGCATGTTCGGCCAGCGCAGACGCGACGCCCTGATAGCCGGAAGGAACACGTAGGCCCACCAACGGGCAGCCAGTCGATAGGATAAAGCAGGAAGGCAGGGGCAAGTGGCCGTCTACATAAACACCAACCGAGACCATGACCACGGCGTGCAGGTGAGGACGCACGCGCTGGAGAAGGCGGAGAAGTACGCCGGCTACCGCGCGCCGTTCGAGGACTGGGCGAGGCAGCAGGGCCTGACCGACGAGCAGATCGTGGCCGGCCTCGCGCAGCTCGAGGAGCTGTCGGCCTACTGGTACGACAAGTACGAGACGGGCGAGGCGTGATAGGCCCGTTCCAGTTCGAGTCGACAACGAAGGTCCAGGCCACGATCGCCCTCCTCGACGAGGAGGAGTTCGCGGAGGCGCTGTTGACGCGCGGGTGGAGCCAGGCGGCGGTCGACATGGAGCTGGAGGAGCTGAGGGAGTACCGGCGCCGATTCGTGCTGCCGGAGGGCCCAGACCCGAGGCTGCTGACGTCGGACGGGCCGTTGGCTGACGCCATACACAGGAGAAGGAGGAGGGGCCGTGCTGACAACTAAGAGGCCTAACCCGTTGGGAAAGCTGGCCGGGTACACGAGGGTGGAGCGCAGCCTGGAGGACTTCGAGCCGACGCTCGACTACGTCGTCATCGCGGAGGAGCTGGAGCGGCTGCACGCGTCGATCATCATCCCCCCGGCGTCCAACACCACGATCGGCCTCGTGCTGAAGGCCGGCCCGTTGGCCGTCGCTGCCGGCGTCGCCGTGAACGACAGGGTGATGTTCGCCCAGTGGGAGGGCGGAAGGTGGGCGATGCTGGACGAGGGGGCGGCGGACGGCGTGGTCCGGTGCCTTATCATGAGAACTGAGCACGTGCTCGCGAGGGTAGAGGACTAGCATGGGAATCGCTGACTTCGTTCTCAGGCGACGCGATCCGGCGGTGGCGACGGGCACCAACTCCGACGCCCTGAGGCCGGCGCGCTCCGTGACGAAGCAGCGCGCCGAGTTCGACTCCTTCCTGAGCACCATGAAGTCGCAGGGCGGCGAGCTGGCGCTCCACGCGCAGACGGTACAGGACTTCATGGACAAGTCAGAGGACAGGCGTGCGTTCGGCGGCCTGGCCTCGACCCTGAACCGCGCCAGGACGGTGAACGACGCCATAGGCATAAACGACTACGGCGTGAAGGGCAGGAGGCAGTTCGCCGCAGAGCGGCGCAGGCTGCTGGACCTCTACCAGATAGTCCAGAACAGCGCCGACGTCAGGACGGCCACCGTCCACCTCCGCAACGAGGTGTTCAGGCGCGGCCTGGAGTGGGAGCCGGCCTTCGAGTTCAAGTGCGACCACTGCGAAGAGGAGTACACGGAGAAGCAGGCCAAGAAGCTGAAGTTCGTGTGCTTCTGCGAGGTCGAGGGCTGGGACCCGGAGATACCGAAGGTCCCCGAGGACCCGGAGGCGCGCGCCCTCGGTCACAGGATGAGGCGCCCTGATGCCTCTGAGCTAAAGGAGTTCGATAACCTGCTGGACAGGTGCAACTACTTCGGCCAGTCGTTCGAGTCGTTGCTGCGGGCGTGCGAGGACGACATAAACACGGTCGACGACGGGTTCATCTTCCTCAGGAAGGTGTACGAGATGGCCGACTACGAGATGGAGGAGGCGCGCCAGGACCCGCTCATCACGGACCTGAAGCCAGACGCCCTCGTCGTCCAGATATTCAGGCTGGACCCGACGCTCGTCGAGATGGACATGGACGACCGAGGCGTCCCCGGCCTGGCGCACCACGTGTGCGTGTTCCATCGCGAGGACATACTCGACGTGCCCGGCGGCGAGGACTGGGACGTCGAGTGGCGCGGCGTGTGCCCGAAGTGCGGCATCAGGACGTACCCGGTCTACTACAAGTACATCGAGCAGCAGACGATGATGTACGGCGCCGGCCGCCCCCAGACGATGTACCTGCTCGACGATGAGGTCATCCACTGGTCGCGGTACAGCCCGACGGAGACGTACGGGTACCCGCCGGTCCTGAGCATCTACGAGAAGGCCATGACCCTCATAGGCATGGACCGGTACCTGTACGACTACTTCTACGAGAGGAAGGTCCCGCAGGGCGTCGTGACGGTCACCACCGACGACGTGCCGTCCTTCAACGCGGCGAAGCTGGAGGTCGAGGCCAAGATGGCCCAGGACCCGCACTTCGTTCCGTGGATAGCGATATCGTCCAAGACTGGCATGGGGAAGATGGAGTTCGTCCGCTTCGCCTACTCGCTCGACGAGCTCGACTACCTCCCGGTCAGGGACGAGATCCGCGAGCGCATAGCCGGCATGTACGGCGTGTCGCAGATATGGATGCAGTCCACGGAGGGCATCGGCGGGCTGAACAGCGAGAGCCAGCAGCTGACGGTCATGAGCCGCGTCGTGGAGGGCGCCCAGCGGAACTACCACACGGACGTCTTCCCGAAGCTGCAGAAGGCGCTTGGTATCGAGGACTGGTACCTCAGGATAAAGACGCCCGAGGAGTCGAACGAGCTCGTGGAGCTCCAGATACTGCAGACCAAGGCGGCCGTTGCGCAGACGATGGCCGGCATGGGGTTCGGCGTGGAGTACAACTCAGAGGACGAGGAGTTCACGTTCAACGGGCGTGTCCTGTCCATGGAGGACCAGCAGAAGGCGCAGATGCAGGGCGCCAGCCCGTTCGGCGCTGGAGGCGCCGCCCCGGCGGCCGCGGCTGGTGCGCCAGCGGCCGGGGCGCCGACCGCTGGACAGCCGGCCGCGTCAGCTCAGAACCAGGTGGTTGGGGTGGTTGGGAACGACGGTTCCATACAGCCGCCGCCGGGTCAAACGCCAGCCCCGCCGGCATCGCCGATCGTGAAGGCCGTCATCCCAGCCGGGAGGACGCCGAGCCGCGGGAAGTACCGTGGATAACGGGTGGTTCGTGTCAGTCAGGGAGCCGAACGCCGGGGAGGTGAGGCCTGGGCTGTCGGGCATCAGGATAGCGACGGACGTGCTCGGCAACAGGTGGGTTCTTCGGGACGGGCACGACGAGGTGGCGGCGTACGCGGTCGCGGCAGCCGTGTTCGACGGGATAGTCCCGCTGACCGTCCAGTACGACGAGCACAGATCCGCCCAGATGTTCGTCGATGGCAGGACCGCCGACGAGCTCGGCCCGGACCTATACATGGCGGTCAGGTCGTCTGAACGGGCGATCCTGGACATCGCCAACATGGTCGTCATGGACTACGTTGTCGGCAACAGCGACAGGCACTCCAACAACTGGCTGGTGACCGCGGACGGTCGCGTGGCCGCCATAGACAACACCGTCGGCGCGGAGAGGATAACCCTCCGACAGGCGCTCCGCCCGGCGTACAGGGCGCTCCTGGTGGACGACCCTGACTACACGCCCACTGTGATAGAGGGCATCATGCAGGCGCTCAGCCGGTTTGTGCAGATCACGGAGGACATGGCAGCCATCCACGACGCGTTGACGGACGTGGGCCGGTGGCGGCATGATTTGAAGTACGTGCGGGGCATCTAACCATGACCGACGGCGAGCGACTGGCAGACGCAATGGTGCGCGCGCTGCAGGAAGTCGGGGCCTACCTGCTACAGCAGGCACGGATGAACGCGCCGTTGGGCAGCGGGAACCTCAGGGCGAGCTCGTACATGAGGAAGCTCCCGAGGGGGTTCGTGGTCGGGTTCAGCGCGCCGTACGCGGCGGCGGTGGAGGCGAATGGCGCTAGGACCAGGCGTCCAGGCGCGCCACGTGTGCATAGGTACAGCGCGCCGAGGCCGACGGTCATGGTCGGCCGGAGAACCACGATGCCGTACCAACGGTCAGGCTATACAGGTCGGGGCAGCGGTTACATGGCCCGGGCCGTGGAGGAGACATGGAGATCGTTGCCCAGGATAATGGGCCGGTCGCTGACGAGGCGGCTGTCGTAGAGTGCGTGCATCACTGGGTCCTCACGGACGTGCCGGCGCAACGGCTCAGCCGCGACGTGCTCAGCAGGCACCCGAACTGCATCGGACGGCCGTCGACGTGCAAGCGTTGCGGGGCGACAAAGCTGCAGACTGAGCGAGTCTGGGACTCGTGGGGGTAGTGCGATGACCTGGGAAGCGCTGAACAATTACGTGACCGTGCTGGTGGACCAGCCCGGAGAGGTCGTCACCGGCGCCCACGGGCTGGTGGTCCCCGCCAGACCGAGCGCGTTCAGGACCACCGGCGTGGTGGAGTCCGTCGGGCCGACGTGCCGCGCCGACGGCATAGTGAAGGGGGCCCGTGTGCTTTTCCCGCCGTACGGCGCCGGGCATCGCACGCGGGTGGACGGGGTCGAGCGCGTGTCGCTCCTGGACTGGGAGGTCCTCGGCGTCTTCCGGTAGCATGTGCCAGTGCTCACGCCGCTGGACGTCTCCCCGTACTGCCTCATCCAGGAGGAGCTGAGGGGCAACCCGTGGCGGTTGCTGGTGGCGTGCATGATGCTGAACCAGACGAGCATCAAGCAGGTCAGGCCCATCATATGGGACTTCTTCGTCAGGTGGCCGACGGCGAGCGCCGCGGCGAGCGCCGACGTGGACGAGATGGCGGACTTCATACGGACGCTCGGCCTCCAGAACCGGAGGGCCGCGCTCATCGTGAAGATGTCTGCCGCGCTTTGCTCGTGGGACGGGTCAGGGGACGTCAGGTCGCTGCCCGGCGTCGGGAGGTACGCCTCCGATAGCTACAGGATGTTCGTCTCCGGCGATCTGGTGGAGGACGTGGCCGACAAGGAGCTCAGGCGGTACGTCGAGTGGGCGACCGACGGCCGTGTACGTTTCGATAAAGAAGAGGTATAGTAACAACACGCGACGATAGCGCCGCGGCTGGAGGGCAGGTCATGGCCAAGATGAGAACCAAGGAAGAGACCGGGATGGCCCTCCATCGCGCCGTGCCCCGCGTCGACATCGCCGAGCTCGAGGACTACCATTCCAGGGGCCTGCTCGACCGCGGCCGGCATCCGCGGACCGACCTAAGCTCGTGGTGCTACTCCAGCCTGGCCGTCAACTCCAGGCAGTGGGACCGCGTGACGCTCATGTGCCGCGGCCTGGTGACGGACGGCGTCGGCAACGTCGTGGCCCGCCCATTCGGGAAGTTCTTCGATTACGAGGAGCACATGGGCCCGCTGCCGACCGGCCCGTACGAGGTGTGGGAGAAGGTCGACGGCTCGCTCGGCGTGATGTACTGGATGGACGACGAGCCGTACGTCGCCACGCGGCGCAGCTTCCGCACGAAGCAGTCGGCGGTCGCCAACCGGCTCCTGCGCTCGCAGTACGCCGGCCTGTGGCCGTCCATCGACAGGGACGTCACCTACGTCTTCGAGATCGTGTACCCGGAGAACCCGTCCGTCGTGCGCTACGACGAGGAGAGGCTAGTCCTGCTCGGCACCGTCGACAAGGCGACCGGCCAGGAGTTCCCGCCGCGCGACGACCAGTGGCCGCACCTCCCCGAGTTCTTCGGCATCGCCGGCTCGGACGAGAACCCGCTCCACCTGAAGCTCCTCCAGGAGCCGAACAGGGAGGGCTTCGTCATCAGGTACACCGGCTCAGGCCTGAAGCTGAAGGTGAAGTTCGACGACTACCTGATCGCGAACAAGCACGTGTTCGACACGAACGCGGCGACCATATGGCGCGCGATGCGCGGCGGCGTCGACGGCTACGCCGACTCCATCCGGCACGAGGCGCCTGCCTGGTTCGTCGACTGGGTCGAGACGACGGAGGCCACCATACGTGGCTGGTACGACGAGAGGCTGGCGGCCGCGGCCGTCGACCTTAGGGACATCCTGGCCAGGCGGCCGGGCGGCGACGATCGCCGCTGGATAGCCGAGCAGGCCAAGGCAACGAAGCACCCGGGCCTCGTCATGCTGCTGCTTGACGGTAAGAGCACCGAGAAGGTGTGGCAGGACTGCCGTCCTGCGCCAGTCCAGTACGGCGAGCCGATCGTGAGGCTGGACGAGTGGGACGGCATGCACTACCACGGGTTGGAGGATGGACAGTGATTCTGCTCAAGACCATCGTCGGGAGCCACGCCCACGGGCTGGCGACTCCGGCGTCAGACATCGACTACCGCGGCGTCTACGCCGCCCGCACCAGGGACTTCTTCGTCCTCCCCGAGAACGGGCAGCGGCCGAGGGTCGGGAACAGCCAGTGGATCGAGGGGGCCGTCGACGACACGTCGTGGGAGCTCGGGCACTTCCTGTTCCTGGCGTGCAAGTCAAACCCGTCCGTCCTGGAGGCGTTCAAGTCGCCGGTCTCGTCGAACGACGACTCGTGGACGGCCACCGGCTACACGTTGCGCCTGCTTGGCCTGTTCGAGCACGTCTGGAGCACCGAGGGCGTCTACAGCGCCTTCCGCGGCTACGGGTTCAATCAGCGCACGAAGATGCTTGACAACAAGGACGGGCGCTACAACAAGTACGCGGTCGCGTGGCTCCGCACGCTCTACATTGCCGAGGAGCTCATCCGCACGGGCTCGTTCAGCATGAGCGTGGTCGGCTCGGACATCGAGAGCGTGCTCAGGGCGTGGAAGGCCGGGCTGAGCTCGGAGACGTTTGACGTCCCGCTGCAGCCGCACGAGATCATCAGGATCACCGACGACTACGCCCGTCGGCTCGACAGGACGTACCGCGAGGCGGACCGCAAGGCGACCGAGGTCGAGCCCGTCAACGATTTCATCATCGAGGTGAGGAGGAACCTGTTTTGAGGCAGACCATGACCATCATGCGCGGGCTGCCGGCCTCCGGCAAGTCGACCCTCGCCAGGGCCATCGAGGCCAGCGACCCGGACGTCTGGACCCGCGTGAACAAGGACGATATCCGCGAGCGGCTCGGCCTCGGCCCGGACAGTGGCCGCTGGAACAAGCACCGCGAGAAGTCCGAGGTCGAGCCGGAGCGCGACCGGCTGATCACGGAGGCGCTCGTGGCCGGCCGCTCGGTCATCGTGGACGACACGAACCTCGAGGACCGGCACCTGCGCCGCCTGTACGAGCTGGCCAACGTATTCGGCGTCCGCGTCGAGATCAAGACGATGGACGTCGACGTTGAGGACGCCATCGAGCGGGACTCGCGGCGGGCCAGGCCGGTCGGCGAGGCCGTCATCAGAGACATGGCTCGGCGCTACTACGGCGAGCCGTGGAGGCTCGAGCAGTACGCGCACACGCCCGGCCTTCGGTGGGCGATCATCTGCGACCTCGACGGGACGCTGGCCCTGTTCTGCAAGGAGCACGGGTGCGCCTGCGAGCTCAACCACAGGAGCCCGTACAACGCGTCGACCGCGCACCTGGACGTCCCCAACAGGCCAGTGAGGCACATGCTGAAGCGGTTCTCAGGGGATACCGACATCATCTTCGTCTCCGGGCGCGAGAGCCTCTACCGCGACCAGACCGTCGAGTTCATCGAGGGGCCGGCTGCCATCAAGGACTACACGCTCCACATGCGGAGGACGGGCGACAGCCGGAAGGACGCGGTCGTGAAGGCCGAGATCTTCGACGCCCACATCCGCGGCAAGTACAACATCCGGTTCGTCCTGGACGACCGGAACCAGGTCGTCCAGCTCTGGAGATCGCTCGGGCTCACCTGCCTGCAGGTGGCGGACGGGGACTTCTAGCTCTATGGACGTCGTCCAGCACGTCGTCGCAGGTATCCAGCTCGGCCTCGCGGTCGCGCTGGTCATCCTGTGGCCTATAGCATACGTAAAGGGCAAGCGTCGCGATCGCGAATGGATGGAACGAATTGAACGCTCATACCGTCAGCATCAACACGAGTCTGCAGGAGATCGGTCGGATCCTGACCGACAGGGGTCTGAAGATCTGCGTCGTTGAGACGGCGGCCGGCGGCCTCATCAGCAGCCGGCTGGTGTCGGTGAACGGCGCGTCAGCCTGGTTCGACGGCGGCGTTGTCGCCTACTCCAACCGCTCGAAGGTCGAGCACACCGGCATCAGCGAGGAGGCCATCGTCCAGATGGGCGCCGTGAGCGCAGACACCACGCGCCTGATGGCCATGTGGGCGAGGGACCGGTCGAAGGTCGACGTGTGCCTCGCGGAGAGCAGCCTCTCGTACAAGCGCCCGGGCGCCAGGTCGACCAAGCCTGCGGGGCTGAGCTTCATCGCGATCGCCCATTCGTTCCGCGAGGTCAGGTGCAACGAGTACCTCTTCCACGGCGATCGCCTCGACATCATGGAACAGATCGCCGACCGGGCGGTCGTTGACCTGCTGGTGAGCCTGAGGTCGGTCGAGGCCTAGCTTCCAGGTATCATTCAAACAGTACTCAAAGCACAGAGGCAAAAGGAGTCCCATGTTCTGGTTAGTGATGACAATTCTCCTGGGCATCGTCGGCGTTGGCAGCCTGGAGATCAGGCGCCGATTTCTCGGCGCGTACCACAAGGCGCTGGCTGCGGCCGCCTCCTCAGAGTCCCGCTACGGCACCAGGCAGCCCAGCAAGGACTCGCTCATCGTTGGGCGGATCCTCGCCGGCGTCGCCGGCTTCATGGCCGGCGTCTGGCTGCTGATGACCGTCATCAGCTCCGTCCATGCGGTCCCTGCCGGCCACGTCGGGGTCGTGTACCAGTTCGGATCGATCGTCGGCCAGCGCGATGAGGGCCTCAACCTGACCGCGCCATGGCAGAACGTCAAGAACGCCAACGTCCAGATCCAGGCGTTCAAGTTCGAGAACATCGCGGCCGCGTCGTCGGAGACGCAGGACGTCAACTTCACGGTCACACTCAACTACTCCATCAGCGCGAATCGCGTGCAGGACCTGTTCCGCAACGTCGGGCCGGACTACTTCAACATCCTCGTCCTCAGCCGTGTCAACCAGTACTTCAAGGACGAGACCGTCCAGTACAACGCGATCGAGGTCACGCAGAAGCGCGACGAGATCCGCGAGGTCGTCACGCGCCGGCTCGGCGAGGAGCTCGCCCCGTACTCGATCGCCGTGAACTCGCTCCAGATCGACAACATCTCCTACTCGGCGGCCTTCAACGACAGCATCGAGCAGAAGCAGGTCGCGACCCAGGAAGCGCTCCGCGCCCAGGAAGTGGTGAAGCAGCGCGAGTTCGAAGCGCAGCAGCTGGTCGCCCAGGCGAACGGCCGGGCAGAGGCGCAGGTCATCGAGGCGCAGGGCGAGGCCGACGCGAACCGCATCGTGGACTCGTCGCTCACCCCACAGATCCTCCAGAACCGCGCCATCGAGAAGCTCGCTGACAACGTCACCATCGCCCTCGTCCCGTCTGGGCAGGGCTTCATCCTCGACCCGTCGTCGTTCCTGACGCCGGCGAAGTAGGGCCGTCGGCCCGGTAGCATGTACCTGACGGGCCGCAGAGATGCGGCCCGTCTCCGAAACTGGCGCAGGAGGCGCGGGCATGGCACTCAGCTTGATCAGGGGCGGTGGGATCGCGCGGACGGACAGCTACAAGTCAGGGCACTGGCTCGGCTACCCGCCGAACACCGAGGAGGTGTACTCGTACGCCGAGTCCCGCGGGTCTGACTTCCCGATCGTGTTCTTCGGTTTGCAGTACTTCCTGAAGGAGTACCTGGTCGGCCAGCAGGTGACGAGCGACGATGTCGAGTACATGGCTGACCGCGTCGCCGCCGTCCACGGCGGGAACGGGCTCGTGTACAACCGCGCCGGGCTGGAGCGGATAGTGAGCAAGCACGGTGGCCGGTGGCCGGTGAGCATCAAGGCCGTTCCGGAGGGCACCGTCATCGGTCCGAGCAACGTGCTGTTCTCCGTCGTGAACACCGACCCGACCATGCCGTGGGTGACCAACTACATCGAGACCCTCCTGAGCAACGTCTGGTACCCAACCTCGGTGGCCAGCCAGTCGCGTTCCCAGAAGGCTGACATCGTGAGGTTCGCCAGGATGACCGGCGCGGACCCATACTCCGATTACAGGCTCCACGACTTCGGCGCGCGCGGAGTGTCGTGCCCGGAGGAGGCCGCCCTCGGCGGCGCCGCCCACCTGGTGAACTTCAGCGGCAGCGACAACTACCTCGGCATGGAGCTGGCCATCGCCTACTACGGGGCCGACAACCCTGGACACAGCATCCCCGCGGCGGAGCACTCGACCATCACGAGCTGGGGCCGCGCTTACGAGGGCGACGCCTTCAGGAACATGTTGCAGCAGTTCCCGACAGGCATGGTGGCGGTCGTCAGCGACAGCTACAACATCTACGACGCCTGCCGCGACCTGTGGGGCGGTTCGCTCAAGGATGCGGTCCGTTCGAGGAACGGGACCGTGGTCGTGAGGCCTGACAGCGGAGAGCCGGCGAAGGTGGTGGTCGAGGTCCTTGGCATCCTGGGCGATGCGTTCGGGTTCACCGTGAACGGCGCCGGGTACAGGGTCCTGCCGCCGCAGATCAGGGTGATCCAGGGCGACGGCATCAACAGGCGGTCCATCGTCGGGATCATGCAGGCCGTGGCCGATGCGCGATGGTCGCTCGACAACATCGCGTTCGGGTCCGGCGGCGGTCTGCTGCGCGACGTGAACCGCGACACCATCCAGTTCGCCATCAAGTGCTCGGAGATCACGGTGAACGGCGAGCGACGGGGCGTCTCCAAGCATCCCATCGGCATGCCGTCCAAGAACTCCAAGGAGGGCAGGCTGGGGCTGATCGCCAGCGGCAACGCGTTCAAGACGGTCAGCGAGTCGAAGGCGGACGCCTTGGGCAACCACCTCGTGGAGGTGTTCCGTGACGGCGAGCTGCTTCGCGAGTGGAGCTTCGGCGAGGTCCGCCTCGCGGCGGCGCTGTGACCATGAACTGGAGCAGGCGCATCGCAGTCACTCCCGTGAGCAGCAAGTACCTTCTCACCGGGTTCGTCCCGGTGAGGGACGACGTGGTGATCGTGGATGGCGTCGAGCAGGTGCGCTCGGTGGTCGAGCGTCCACGGACGGTCGCCATGGTGGCGACAGACGACGGCCGCGTGGCGCTGGTGTCGCAGTACAGGCACGCGGTGGAGAACCTGACATACGAGGTGCCGGCCGGCCGCGTGGACGACGGTGAGACGGACTTCGAAGCGGCGGCGCGCGAGCTGCGCGAAGAGTGCGGGCTGAGACCGTCCATGCTGACCAGGCTGGGGCGGCCGTTGCTCATGTCGCCCGGGTACAGCAACGAACGGATAACCATCTTCCACTGCGCCGGGCTGACGCGCGACCCGTTGCCGCAGGATCACGGCGAGGGCGTCTCGATGCACTGGCTCGGGCTGGACGAGGTGTGGGCGGCCATAGACGGTGGCCGCGTGGCAGACGCCAAGTCCATAGTCGCGCTGACCCGGTACATGAGGCTGTTGGGACGGCACGCATAACGATACAATGTCTACGTGACAATACTAAGGTACGTGGGCATAGATCCAGGGACCAACTGCGGCTGGGGGGTGCTGGACCAGCACGGCGGGCTGGTGGCCTCAGGCACATGGATGCTAGACCGGGCGAAGACTGACGGGCCCGGCATGAGGGCGATACGACTGGAGCGCCTGCTGCGCGAGCTGGTGGCTCCGTGGCAGCCGCACGAGGTGCTGGTGGCCTACGACCTGGTGCACCCATACGGGTCGGTGTCCGCCGTGGCCATGTACTACAAGCTCGTCGGCCGGTTGGAGTCGTGCCTCGACGAGCTCGGGATAGCATACGGCGGCGTGAGACCGGGGACGTACAAGAAGCATGCCACCGGTAAGGGCAACGCGCAGAAGGACGCGATGGTGGAGGCGGCGGTGGCGAGGTGGCCGGAGCTCGGTACGATCAAGCACGACGAAGCGGACGCGCTATGGATAGCGGACTCCGCCAGGGAAGGGCTGATCTGAACGATGGTTGTGGATGTGATGGTCGACTTGGAGACCATGTCGACCCGGGGGGACGCGGCGTTCGTGTCCATAGGTGCCGTGGCGTTCGACCCTGACGGGTCATCGGTACCGAAGGACGGCAAGAAGGTGTTCCATAGGAACGTTGACCTGCAGAGCTGCATAGACCTAGGGCTCAGGGTGAGCGGCGACACGGTGATGTGGTGGCTGTCCAGACCGGATGTGGCCAGGCAGAGCTTGATGGACCCGCCGCCGGTGCCGGTGACGGACGTGCTGACCGCATTCACCGAGTGGTACTCGAGCGTGACTCGGTACGGCAGCTGCGTGTGGTCGCACGGTGCCACGTTCGACGTGCCGTTGATCTCGGAGTGCTACGAGCGGCTCGGGCTCAAGGCGCCGTGGAAGTTCTGGGACGTGAATGACACCAGGACGGTGTTCAGGCGCGTCGGCATGAAACTGCCGCGGGCGGACGACCGTGCGGATGGACACACCGCGCTGTTCGATGCCATAACACAGGCGGAGCACCTGCAGAAGTGCCACGCCGCGATGAGGGCGATGGCCGTTCCGGTGGATCCGGCGTCGCTGGAGACGGTGGAGATATGATCAAGACGAAGGTCCAGGTCAGCAACGTCGCGCTGGTGGTCCCGACGCAGGGCACCGTGGCCCAGTCTGAGCAGCTCGTGCAGGTGACTGCCAGGGGCGACTCGACAGTGGTCTTCGTCTGCCGGGCGGACGAGAGCCCGCTGCCGGGCGACGTGTTTGAGATGACGCTGGTCAAGCTGGGCCCGCTGCAGGCTGACCGTATAGGCGCCTGACCGACAGGTAAACCACCATGGGCTTCACCCGGCGGCTCCGCCGAGTACGGTAGGTCGCGAGCGTGGCGCGACGCATCGTTGCAGGGGGAGGGACGCGGTGAAGCCTGTCTTTATGCTTGCCGATGTTGACGGCGATCTGGCTGTCCTGATCATGACAGCTATCGGCGTCGGCTTCACGGCGTGCGCCACCGCCATAGGCAAGTTGTACCGCGATGGGCGGGACCTCCAGATACAGAATCGCGCCGACCTACGGGAGACAATAAACGTCATGCACGAGGTCACGCAGGCGATGGCGGACTTTCAGAAGACGGCCTCAGCGCTAGTCGATGAGGTCAAGAGGGCGCACGGGGGTGACCAGTGAACGCCATTTTCTCGTGGCTCCGCGGCATATTGCTGCTGGACGCGGCAGACCCTATGACCGACAACACAGAGCAGAGGGGACGAGCAGCCATCACCAGGCAGCCGTCCGACGACATCCGTAGCCTGCTGCATGTGATGACGCTGGACGTCGATCGCATGCGCGAGGCCACGGCCGCCTTGGAGGCCGATAGGGCCTCCCTGGAGGACAAGAGACTGGAGCTCGAGCGGAGGCCCGTGAGGAGGAGGGTCAGGAGCAGGTGACCGGTATTATCTAACAGAGGGGGAACGTGTCGTCAGATGGCTGTCAATGCTCGGGTGTTTACTCGACTGCTGCGGGGGCGAGTGACCGGTGACGCGGCGCGTGAGATAGCTATGGCGGACGATTGGATAGACGAGGCCACGTCCGTGATGATGTACGGCGATGAGCCGGGACTGCTGTCGTGGCTGGAGTCAGACCCAGACGTAGCACGCGTGATGAAGGCTAACCTGTCGGCCGTATACCAGGCGATAGCCAACGACAGCATGCGCAACAGGTCGCTGGACGACTCCATACGCAGGGTGAACAAGATCCTGTTCAGGACGATGTCAGCGCTCGCCTGGCGCGCCGCCATGAGGGAGCGTGCCGCGGTGGACGAGGTGGTGGCGTGACCGACGACGAGCGCGCGGCCGTCGAGGCCGACCGGCTCGACCGGGTGTTCAAGCAGCTCATGCGCGTGTCTAGGAGGGCCACCAGGTCTGGCATGTATAAGGATGCGTGCATAGCGTTGCAATTTGCTATGATGACCGCTAGCGTCGCGGCAGGCGAGGCTCGGTCGCCGATTTACCAGGGCGGTCTGCTGACCGACCCCATAGAGGAGTTTGATGATGACGAGTGATGGTTTTGTGCCCATGCCTGGGCTGTACAGGCTCGGTCTCGTGGGCGGTGGGTTCATGGACTGCCGCGTGATCGGCGACCGCGGCGGAGCGTACGGCAACGCGCTCATCGCTGAGGGTGGGACGGAGATCCGGGTGGGGTCGCTCGCCACCGTGACTGATCCGACAGGCGACGTGTTCGCTGTCGAGGGCAACGGCTTCGACGGTCTCAGGCGGCTGGACGAGTCGGAGGTGCTCGAGCGCACGCTTGCCCACAGGTTCGCAGATCCCATAGGCAGGCCGTACGGCTGGCAGGACGAGGACGGCGAATACGCCGTTGAGGCAGAATCGGCCTCCTCATCTGATGATGAGGCGTTCGTCGACGGTGCCGTTGACGAGAGCGAGCTCGTCGTCGTGCCGCTGGGGCTGGACATCGCCCTCGAGTCCATCGGCGAGGGCCAGGCGGGCATAACCGACGGCGACGGGCCCGCAGCCGCGTCAGAGCCGGTCGCCACCGAGGAAGCGAAGTCCAGCCGATCCAGGTCCAGGGCCAAGTAGGGGTTCTTAGGCGAGAGCGTCCGGCCGTAAGATCCTACGGTTAGGTGGAGGGTCCTAGGATGATAGACGAGTGCATGGGTGTCCTGAAGGCGGAGCCGGGGCTCATGCCGGCCGGGTTCCCGTTGAGGGAGGCCGCGCAGGCCGTGGCGCGCGCCATCCAGTACGATGCGGCTGCGGCGCGGCTCGCCAAGACTGACCTCAAGCGGGCGGTGGAGGTGGTCAGGGCGTCTAGATGGCCGAAGCTGACGAAGGCCGTGTCCGGCGGGTTCAACCACGTCGTCTCCGTCGACAACCCGGCCGGTTACGCTGAGCTCTGGACCAAGCCGGATGGCAACTGGTACGCTGTCACTGGCGCCATGTTCGGCGACGACGACAAGATCGCCAAGTCCAGCACCGGCGGCATCTACGCCATACCGCGCGTCCACAAGGGCGCCAGCATCGACCACGCCGCCGCCAGGTTCATGGCGGAGGTGTTCGGCCCGTCCGGCGTGAAGGCCGGTGGCTGCGGGTGCAAGGGCGAGAAGTGATCGTAAACGCCATCGACGCCGCACTCACAGTCGTCTTCTGGCCGGTGACCAAGCTCACCGGCTACGAGAAGTGCGGCAAGTGCACCGTGCGCGTGCGGTGGTTTCAGTTCCTCATGCTGGCGACCCGGCCGGTCGCTCGTGTGAGGCCAATATCAGAGCGCCGGGTTGAGTGGGCGCTCAGGGCAGACCCGCCGGCGCCTGGACGCTTGGGGCTCGTGCCCGTTGACCCGCAGGAGCTGTGACGTGACCAAGAGGTACATACGCGTGGGCGACTCCGTCGTCGTGAAGCACATGGCCGGCGCCATGGGCGGCCAGGGCCCGGCGCCGAGGCCGGACATCGAGGCCACGTACACGCAGGACCCGATCGAGGTGGTGGAGGCCGGCCACGCGTTGACGCACCGGCACTTCGGGCACCCGGACGAGCACCCGGTGGCCATGCGCCACCGTAAGGGCAGCGCAGACCCGCTTCACGGCGAGGAGGACAAGCTCGTCGACGAGTACAAGGACCTCTACGACAAGGCGCGACGCGGCGAGTGCACGCCGGCTGAGCTCGGCAGGGTCAGGGACATACGTGGCCGCCTGTCCGAGATAAACGCTGCCAGAGAGGGCGAGGCCAGGCGCGTCCTCGGGAGCATGGGCGAGTGGGACCGCGACGGCGACGGGTTCGCCATCGGGCAGAAGCACCGTCCGTCACGACGGCCGGCGGGGACGCTGTCCAAGGCGGTGGACGCCGCCATCATGGCCACCGGGGACATATCGAAGGGCCACGGCGAGCCGAACTACCCGGACGACGACCCGTACGACTACGGCACCGACGGCTCGATGACCGATCCCACGTTCGGCGAGGGGGTCGGCAAGGGCGGCCTCGAGAAGGACAAGGTGTACGTGCACGGCCGCGGCGACGCCCCGGAGGGCGCGGAGCTGAGGCAGGGCCCGCGTGGCGGCCTCTTCTACGACGACGGCCCATCGGAGACCGGGTACGGCACGCAGGGCAGGCAGCGGCAGGGGTGGGACGGCGACCTCGAGGCGCCGGAGCCGGACGACGGAAAAAACAGCATGAACGGCTGGACCGCGAACCGCTGGGCCAAGAAGCATCCCGCTATAAACGAGATGGCTGACGTGTGGGCGAACGGCGTGTGGGAGAGCGAGCACGGCGGGGCCGACGACTTCTCAGAGGACGACATGGTGGACATGTTCTACCCCGCCTTCCAGGCGATGTTCGGTCACGGCGACCGGGAGGACGTCCCGGGTGGCGGTCTCTCGCCGGAGGGCAACAAGGCCTGGAACCTCATGATAGCGGCGGGCGATCAGCGGGTGAAGGACAGGGAGCAGGAGCTCGATGACGAGCGGGGTCCGGAACGCGACGTGCTCGGGCGCCCCAAGTACGGCCCGAAGCACGATCCGCGCTACTTGTAGCGCGCAGCCACAGCGATTTTCTCCATCGGGCCAGACCGTCTGTCTGGCCCATACCCATCTTTTGCATAGTGAAAAGGGGGCCAGGTGGCCGAGGCAGACTATTCGGAGATTTCGCTCGTCACGTTCAGGGACCGGTACTCACACGACGGCGAGCAGTACCCGCACCAGGCGTGGATGAGGCTTGCCAAGGCGGTCGCGACGCTGGACGGCGACGACCCGGCGAGGGTCCAGGAGTACTTCGGGCTCCTGGAGGGGTTCAAGTTCGTACCCGGCGGTAGGATCATGCGGGCCATCGGCACCGACTCAGGCGAGACCGCCCAGAACTGCTACGTCATACCGTGTCCGGAGGACAGCCGTGCCGGCATAGTCGGCAAGTCGCTGATGGAGTGGGTCGAGATACAGTCGAAGGGCGGCGGCGTCGGCGTGAACATATCGTCGCTCAGGCCGTCCGGCGACCGCGTCCACGGCGTGAACGGCACGAGCTCCGGTCCGGTGACGTGGGCGCAGCTGTTCGCGTACGTGTCGCACGACATCGTGATACAGGGCGGCAGCCGCCGCGGCGCCGCGATGATCATGATGAACGACGACCACCCGGACATCTTCGAGTTCATCCACGCGAAGGAGAAGCCGGGCCGGCTCGAGGGATGCAACATGAGCGTGTGCATCAGCGACGCGTTCATGGCCGCCGTCGAGGTGAACGGCGACTGGGACCTGAAGTGGGGCGGCCGCGTGTACAGGACCGTGAAGGCGCGGCAGATATGGGACGAGATCATCGACGCGGCGTGGAGGTCGGCGGAGCCTGGCATCTACTTCATGGAGAGGGCCAACAAGGAGGCCAACTCCGGCTACTTCGAGGAGCTCATCTCGACCAACCCGTGCGGCGAGCAGCCGCTCGGCCCGTACGGCGCCTGCCTGCTCGGCAGCTTCAACCTCAGGGCGTTCGTCCGCAGGGACGGCGACGGCGCGGCCCACTTCGACTTCGACGAGTTCGAGAGGTGGGTGCCGGTCGCCGTTAGGTTCCAGGACAACGTCATCGACCTGTCGAGCTACCCGCTGGAGGAGTGCCGCGACAGCCAGAGGCGCATCCGCCGCATGGGCATAGGCGTCATGGGACTGGCGGACGCCCTCCTCGACATGAGGCTGCGCTACGGGTCGCCTGAGGCCATCGAGTTCACCGAGCGTGTGTGCCGGTCGCTCCGTGACTCCGCCTACAGGGCGAGCGCCGCGCTCGCCGCTGAGCGTGGGCCGTTCCCCGAGTACGTCGCCGACGAGTACCTGAAGCGCCCGTTCATCAAGAGGCTGCCGTCAGACGTCCGGGCGGCCATACGGCAGCACGGCATCCGCAACTGCTACCTGCTGACCCAGGCGCCGACAGGGACCATCGCCTTGATGGCCGGTGTCAACTCCGGCATAGAGCCGTACTTCGACTTCAAGTACTTTCGCAAGGACAGGATCGGCGAGTACTGGGTCAAGTCCGACTGGTCTGACGAGTACGACGCCGTCGAGACCAGGCCGGCCCACCTCGTCACGTCCATGGACGTGACGCCGGAGGAGCACGTCCTCATGCAGGCCGCCGCTCAGGCGTCGAACGACTCGAGCATCTCGAAGACGGCGAATCTGCCGAACAGTGCGACGCGGGACGACGTGGACCGCCTCTACAGGCTGGCCTACAAGCACAACCTCAAGTCGCTTTCCGTGTACCGGGACGGTAGTCGCAGCGAGCAGGCGCTCTACACGGCGGCCTCGCAGGCCGACGATGAGGTCATCGAGCAGGTCGTGGTCGACCAGCCGAGGCAGTCGAGGCGCAGGCTGCCCGACGACAGGCAGGCGTTTACGCACAAGTTCAACATCGACGGGGTCGAGGGCTACCTCACGTTCGGCCTGTATGATGATGGGACGCCAGGCGAGATGTTCCTGAACATCAGCAAGCAGGGCTCGACGGTGAACGGGTTGGCCGACGCCTTCAGCATGGTCACGTCGTTCGCCCTCCAGTGGGGCTGCCCGATTTTCGACCTCGCCGACAAGTGGACCGGGATATCGTTCGAGCCGGCCGGGCCGACTGGCAACCGGCAGATACCGTTCGCCACGAGCCTCGTCGATTACGTCGGTCGGAAGGCCAACCAGCACTTCGGCGGCAGCACCGCGGCGTCGGTCCAGTACGATAACGTCAGGGAGTTCGCCAGGAACGGCGACGTGTGCCCGTCGTGCGGGTCCAGCCTGAGGCGGGCCGAGGGGTGCGCCATATGCCCGAACTGCACGTACTCAAAGTGCGGCTGATCGGACTGTAGCCGGTACATTCACCGCAGCATGGGGGCCCTGCAACCACGCAGAAGCCCCCACAATGGTAATTGGACCGGTGGAGGCTCCCATGGTGGCCGGCAAGGTTGTCCCCGTCATCTTCACGCTGGACGAGCTGTGGCTCCTCCAGGGCGTCGTGCGTCACGAGAGCCAGGACCAGAGTCGGTGGCAGCATCCGGCCACCAGCCTGGAGTTCAATAGGCTCATCGCCGAGGCCATCGTGAACTGCGCCGATGACGGGTTCTCGGACGTGGCGCTGCCGATGACGGCGCACTTCCTCATGCTCGTGGACTACGTCGTCCCCCAGGCGGCCAAGGACACGTCCGGCCTTCCTATAGGGAAGAACATCCTGATGAAGTCGTTCAGGGCATGGAAGGCGATGCACGATGAGACGCCGACGGCGGACGCAGACACAGAGTGCGGGCCGGAGATGCGGGAGTCGCTGAAGACGTTCAACAGCGGCCAGGCTGGCGACGTGGCATAGCGACGGCGGCTCGGCCAGGTTTCGCCGTCGGCTGGACGGGGAGACAATAAGCGTCGAGGTGAAGCCGAATATGACCAGGCAGCTGTCAAGCGCCATGACCTTCTCGAGCGTCGCTCAGAAGGCGATAGAGCCGACGGACGACCCGATAGAGGACGCCAAGACCGACACAGACGGCGTGCTGGACTCAGGCGACAAGGTGACGGGAGGACCCAACTCCCGCACGGAATCTGGCGACGGCGGGATGAGCGTCTCCGACGTCGAGAGCGCGGCCAGGAAGTCCCTCGGCACGAAGACGCTCTCGAAGGCCGTCCAGGAGGTCATAGACCTTACGTCGAAGCTGGCGTAGCCGCGGTGACACCATACCGCGATTGTGACCAGGACCTGAAGTCTGACATCAGGGAGTTCCTGGTGTCGGCGGCAGGCGGGACGAAGTCGGCGGCGGCGCTGTCCAAGGCGGTCGCCGACGAGTTCGGCGTCGTGGCTTCTCAGCAGTGCGTGTACGACCTGCTGCGGAGGAATTACGGCATACACGTGAGGCGGACGGCTGAGCTGGACGTAGTCTCCTCGTACGAGGCACTGGACGACCTGGAGGACTCCGTACCGCCGGTGAAGCGGCGGTGCATGAACAAGTTCTGCATCGAACGGTTCACCCCGGTGAACGACAATCACTGGTACCATCACGCTGACTGCAGGCGGTCAGAGGACCTGTGGACCAAGGAGGAGATCCTTCGCGAGGAGGGCTCCATGTGGCCCAACGCGTCAGGGCCGGAGATGGTCGCACGCGCGTTCGGGCAGAAGAACACACTCCAGCGGCGGGTCCAGCAGCTGACGTCGCTCCGCGATTTCCTCAAGTACGAGCTGGCGTCCATCAGCAAGGCGAACCCGTCCGTGCGCATACCGAGGGTGCGCGAGCCTGACGGCGCCGGCGGCCGCGGCGGGAAGCCGCGCGAGGTAGTCCTGTTCTGCTCAGACTGGCAGATAGGGAAGCTGGAGAACGGTATAGGCGTCCGCGAGTTCGTGGAGCACAGGTTCCCCAGGATAATCGAGGCGGTCACCGCCATAGTCGAGCACCTGCGGGCGTCTGGGCACCCGGTTGAGCGCATATGGGTGGTCTACGACGGCGACATGATAGAGGGCTGCTTCATCTACGGAGGCCAGAACGTCACCGGCCTCGACAGGTCCGGCAACACGCACAGGCTCATCCGTCAGATACAGCTGGCGGCCCACCTGGAGGCGACCCTCGCCCTGAAGATGGCGGAGGTGGCCCCTGAGGTCGTCGTCGTGTCCGTCCCCGGCAACCACGGCCGGCCGAACGGGAAGAACGACTTCAGCGACCCTGAGGACAACTTCGATACGCTCGTGGCAGAGTGGGCCAAGGACAAGGCTGCGCTCCAGCCGAACGTGCGGTGGGAGATCGAGGACGAGTGGTGGGCGAGGTTCGACGTGCTCGGGCACAGGAACGTGGCCATCCACGGCGACCAGTGGAACGGGCCGGTCGCGAAGCTAGAGCAGCTCCTCCCGAGCTGGGTCCTGTCGGACATCTTCGGCTGCAGGCCTGACGTCTTCCTGACGGCGCACCGGCACTCGTTCCTCATGATGGACGTCAGCGGCGTCGTCGTCATCCAGAACGGGACGGCAGACGGCGGGTCGCTCTGGTACACTAAGGCGTACGGGAGGTCGTCCCGGCCGGTGCAGACCGTGTACGTCGTGTCAGAGAAGCACAAGGTAGAGTCCGTCTACCCGATCTACCTCCAGGGGTGATCCTTGCACATTATCAGTTGCGCGCTGGCCATGGTGTTCGCCCACTTCCTGGCCGACTACCCGCTCCAGGGCGATTACATGTCGAACACGAAGGGCAAGCTCAAGGCGTACGTGAGGCTCAATGACGCCGAACTGTCGGATGGCATGACGGCCGTGTGGCCGAAGCGCCCCAAGGTGCTGACGTGGGGGTTCGGACCGTTCGATGCCGGGTGGCTGCTGACGGCCCACGCCTTCATGCACGGCGGGTGCGCAGCCATCGCGGCCAGCCTCATGGGCGCCGGCTCCTACGACCCGCTGCTGGCCGGTGCGGCGATCGGTGTCACCCACTTCGCCATCGACGTCTGCCGGATAGGCGGTCTCATCAGTTACAAGATCGACCAGGCGCTCCACGTCGGCATCGCGGTGGCCGTGGCGGCGGCGCTCGTCGCCTGATCGGAGGGGGACGTGAGGCGTAGGCTCTTCAGGCCGGATTTCGCCGGGAGGGTGCTCGGCATGGTCACCATGCCCGGCGCCGTCGTGTTCGGGCTATGGTTCGTCAGGCTGTCCGTCGGAGTGAGGGTCGGGAACGGCGGCGTGAACGAGGACGTCGTGGGCGCCGTCGCCAGGCGGGCTCGCGAGCGGCGTTAGATACGTTATAATTACAGCATGGGCAACAAGCTGGCGCCGGTCATCGGGACTGCGACCCTCGTGGTCGGCTTCATCCTGGCCGCTCCGTTGGGGTCACGAACCGCCTTCGCGGCAGGGTTCGTCGCGTGCGCCTTCGCTGGTTGGACGATAGGTAGGTTTGAGAACCGCCACCGTCGGGCGCATGATGTGATAGATTTCGAGGCGGAGAGGCAGCGGCGACGGTGACCCAGATCTACGAGAAGGGACGAGTCTACGTCACCGGGAGGCCCGGCTCGGCGCCGCCTGGCGCGACCGTCCGTCAGGGCGAGCGCGGTGGGCTCTACTACGACGCCGACTCGGCAGGCAGGCCGGCAGAGCAGCAGCCAGCCGCCTCCGGCCGTTCGTTGGCTCGCGGCGGTCGGATGGGTTTCGGTCACATCGTCAAGGTTGACGACACGTGGACGTGCGCCGATCAGCAGGGCACGCTGAACCGCGGGAAGTGCGCCACCGCGTACGCTAAGCCTGGGACGTTCGATCCTGTCCCCGGCCTATCCGACAGCAGGATGCTCATCAAGGCCAGCAAGGTGGACAGGGCTGGCGAGCTGCAGTGGCAACAGCTGGACGAGATCATGGGGTGGGGGCTCCATCCCGGCGTCTACCAGCTGACGGAGGAGAAACGGTTCGACGGCATGGCGCTGCGGTGGGTGGACGACGCCGGGTTCGGCGGCAAGGCGAGACTGGCCCAGATGTACGACGGCGAGATCAGCGAGGCGATGGTCAGGGACTACAGCCGCATGGTCGTCATGGATCTGATGCTGGGCAACTGGGACAGGCACGGCGCGAACTTCATCGTGGACCCAGAGAACGACAGGCTGTGGGCGATAGACAACGCCGGACGGTGGGACGACCCGACGGACGAGGAGTCCGTGTGGGAGCTCCTGAAGGGAAACTCCTGGCCGGGGCTCGAGCAGCAGCTCGGGATAGGCAGCCCGGAGAGCGTCGAGGCGGACGACTACCGTGGGAACGACGTCATCCGTCGGAACGTGTTGGCCGCCTGCGGCGAGGTGCTCGCGAAGCGCCACCAGCTCGCGCCGGTGCTCGCCCGCGTGGTGAACACGCACGGCTCCGATGGCGTCGGGAAGGTGAAGCTGAGCGAGTCAGAGAAGGCGTCAATAATAGACGCGAGGCTGGACGTCCTCGCGTCGCTGCACGGCGGCCTCCGGTGAAGTTGGACATATATGAGATGACGGACGGGCAGCCTAAGCTGGCGTGTTCGGTGTACGATGACGGCCGGTACGCCGGCGACCCCCAATGGGCGAGGCTGGTGGCCGGGAAGAGGCGAGGCCGGAGCCTGGCGGACATGGCCGTGGCGCTCACCAACGGCTACGTCGTGGCCAGGGTGAGCGGGATGCCGCGCGGGGTCGCGGTGGAGGCGACGGGCCAGCATGATAGACACGGGAGGCGATGATGCCGGATAGCAAGCACCAGAGCAGGGCGGCGCGCAGACGGACGACCATGAGGACGGCCGACCCGTTCGCCGTCAAGGAGTCCGACTCCGACAGGCGGATGGAGCTGCCGGCCAAGCGCATATACCTCAGGCAGAACGAGAAGCCGCCGGCCGGCATATTCGTTCAGGAGGGCCCGCGTGGCGGGCGCTTCTACGTGGCGGACGGCCGCACCAGGCCGCCCGTGTCTGACGACGTCGCGGCGCGCGGGCTTGGGGACGGACAGGCTGACGACCCGTCGGCCGGCGACCCAGGGCTGGCGCAGGACGAGATGCCGGACACCGCCCAGACCGCTGCCGTAGACGACGTGCGTGAGAGCACGCTGGCGAGGATCCGCGAGGCGCTCGCCGCGGCCGACATACCGCCGGCGTCGCCGACGCAGCCGGACGGGTACGTGGTCACCGACGACGGGAGCTCGTACCACGTCGACGCCGAGGCGGTCGACGAGGCGGGCGTCAAGAAGCTGTCGAGACGGATCATCAGAGCGCTGTCGCAGGCGGACTTCGTCGTGTCGCGGGACGGGGACACGGCCGTCGTCGAGAAGCCGAAGGACGCGCTCGACCCCGGCATAGAGGCCCCGGACGAGCTCCTCGACCCGGAGGATGCCGGCGCCGCGGTGAAGCCGAAGAGCGCCCTCTCCGACCACAGGCCGCTCCTGGCGAAGGCCATCGATACGGCGAGCCGCCTCGCGCTCGCCTACGGCGAGGGTGACGTCGACGACGTCATAGCCGCCTCGTCGGCCATCGCGAAGTCGATGGAGGAGAAGCACAGAGACTCGTTCGGCTCGACCGCGCATCACCACCAGGAGGACGCCGGGTCCGCCGTGAAGCAGTTCCCGAGGCGGCAGAGTCTCAGGCCCAAGAGCGAGCGGCAGGAGTATCCCGTCAAGTACGAGGGCGACCCCGTGCGGCTCCGCAGCAAGCTCCGCGACCAGAGGGCGCCGGCCGAGGACGGCTGGGGCGCACCAGAGGAGAAGCACCGCGACGCCCGCGGCGGCACCGGCCACCACTACCATCGCGACAGGAAGCAGGCGCCGGACCTGGGCGGCCCGCTCCCGTTCGACGACGGCGGCCCGACGCCGCGTCCCCTCGGAGGGGCAGGCGTGCCCGACGACGACGTCGACCTCCTGGCTGACCGCAGGCAGGACGGCATCGACCACTCGCAGTCGGCGTGGTGATGTTGTCGGAGATCATCCCCGGCAAGCTGTGGCAGTCCGGCTCGCTCGACACGCCGTTCGACGAGATGGAGGTGTGGCGCAGAGGGATACGCTACGTCGTGAACCTCTGCGGCGACGACCCCATTAGGCACGTGCCCAGCGACCTGCAGCCGTTCACTGAGGTCAGGTGGGAGTTCGACGACGACCACGTCCTCCCGGACGAGGCGGCCCTCGCGGCCGTGGCTGACCGGACGGCGGCTGCCGTGAGGGCGGGGACGCGCGTCCTGGTACACTGCGCAGCGGGGCTGAACCGCTCATCCCTGGTGACCGCCCTGGTCCTCGCTCGGCTGACGCCGATGCGCGGGCCGGAGCTGGTAGAGTACATCAGGGCGCGCCGGAGCCCGGACTGCCTGTTCAACAGGACGTTCGCGGGGTACGTCGAAAAAATCCCCTGAGGGGGGTTTACAAGCGGGCACCGACCCGGTAATATAGGTACATCGTGAGTGCAATCCTATACGGAATGCGGGCACGGGACGCGCGGACTTCGTTCAACGGATAGGACATCCGGCTCCAACCCGGACGATGTGGGTTCGAATCCTACAGGCCGTGCCAGAGAACACAATGGGAGGCAGAGGCAGTATGCAAGGCAATAAGCGCACAGACCCGCGCCTACCATCGTATGAGCCGGTATTTGGACAGTCCGCAGGTCGGACGCCATCGAGGACCGGCTAGCCCGCCCCCATGCAGCGCTGGAGGCGGGTCTAACGACCAGGCACTCCAGTAGCTCAGTGGCTAGAGCACCCAGCTCACATCTGGGAGGTCGCGGGTTCGAATCCCCCCTGGAGTACCAGACACACACGTCGATCGGTTCGCCGGTCGATATCCGCGTAATGCGATCCGACCAAGGAGTCGCGGCGCAACAGGATGCGTCGCGGCCAGTCCAAGCGGGAAACCTTATAGTATGCCTTCGGCCGGGCGGCGGCTTAGTTCGTCGCCCGGCCTTATGAAGAAGTGCCTCCGTAGCTCAGAGGATAGAGTCGCTCGGTCCTAACGAGATGGTCGCAGGTTCGAGTCCTGCCGGGGGTACCAAGAATGAACTGCGGCAGCGTGGAAGGACACGCGGGGTGCTGGATAGGCGGTTCCCCCTTCGCCAACGCGTGCTAGCCCGTTGGTGGATACCGAATGTCCCGCTTATAACGGGGAAAACAAGGAAGCCGGTGTCGAGCCCGGCCCGCAGTGAACAAGTGGCCCGTTCGTCTACCGGACAGGACGCCCGCCTTTCAAGCGGGACGGCGCCGGTTCGAATCCGGCACGGGCTACCAAGTGCCACGATTGTCTAGCGGCCAGGACACCGCCCTCTCAAGGCGGAGGCCCGGGTTCGATTCCCGGTCGTGGTACCATATACGAAGGACGGCCAGCGCTCCCGCGTTCGCACCGCGGTAGAGCGCGCCGTCCCGACGAAGGCGCCGCCCTCACGAGGCGGTTGGTGGGAACCCTGGCGTAGGTATCACCTGCGGAGGCCGGGGCGGTTGGGCTGATGGGTCAGGCCCGGCACTGGATGGTGACCGTGGTGTAAGGGCAGCACGGTTGATTGTGACTCAGCTGGCGAGGGTTCGAGCCCCTCCGGTCACCCCAAAGCAGTCCCCCGGTATCATGTTGGCAAGCGACCGACCATCGGCACCTTGAGTGCTCGCATGGTAAGCCAACGAAAGGTCCGGGAGAGAGTGGTCGGTCGCGCCACTACTAATCCCGTCTGGATGTAGCTCAGCCTGGTAGAGCACTAGCTCGGGGGGCTAGGGGCCGTGGGTTCAAATCCCGCCTTCCAGACCAAAGAGCCGATCGCCGCGACGCGTCGCGACGCGTGGTACGTGCGCTGGCGACAGGGCATGCGGGTAAAGCCGCACGCTCCACCGCCGGGAAACACAGGCCCGGACGGTCGGTGGGAATCCGACCGGCGATCACCGCGGTGCGGGGATGGAGAAAGGGAAGTCTCGTCGGCCTCATAAGCCGAAGATCATCGAGTTCGACTCTCGACCCCGTTACCAATCAAGTCAGTCGGAATGTAGCGCAGCGGTCGCGCGCCCGGTTTGGGACCGGGAGGACGCGGGTTCGAATCCCGTCGTTCCGACCAATCGTCTGGGTGTAGCTCAGCCTGGCCAGAGTACTCGGTTCGGATCCGAGATGTCGCGGGTTCAAATCCTGCCACCCAGACCAAGAAGGCGTTTCGGGTTGGGGGAGTGGTCGATGTGGCTCCCCTGAAGGGCGTTGGATGGTAGGCGACGCGCCCAACGGGACCGTCCATGGCGGTCCACCTCGCAGCCGTGGCGTAGCGGTAACGCACGACCTTGCCAAGGTCGGGTCGAGGGTTCAACTCCCTCCGGTTGCTCCAAAGAAAGAAAGGCGGCGGATGCCAAGCAACGACGACATAGTGGCCATGCTGGACCGCATCCGCGCCAGCGGGTTCGTGATGACGGACGAGATGAAGAAGGAGCAGGCCAAGTCGTTTGTCTGGGGCAACCTTCACATCGAGAACCCGAGGATAACCAGGGAGCTCGTCGACCGCGTGGTCGAGGAGGCCTGGGCCGCCAAGAAGGGCCTCCCTAGCTCAACGGACTAGAGCGCGCGGCTTTTACCCGTGGAGATGGGGGTTCGAATCCCCCGGGGGGTACCAGATGCTGACGGCGATCATGGTGGTCTGTCTGGCGTCGGTAGCGGTCGCCGTCGCGGCGCTCCCGACGATAAGGAAGATGCGTCGTGCATCGAGGCTGGGCGTCAAGGTGTGCTGGACCGAGCACCTCGGCATGGGGCGGTTCGTCCACCACACCGACGCAGCGGTCAAGGTGGTTGGCGACGACTGCGGCCACCACGGGCATTATCGTTGCCTGGTGTGCGACATGAAGCACGCCAGGTGGGGCCGCGGCGTGTGCGTCCGTTGGGACAACAAGCCGTGTCGCCTGTTCGAGCTCGGGCTGACCCGTCCCGGCGAGGAGCTGGTCGGTCGACGAGAGATGGAGATCCTGCTCGCCGAGTTCAAGCTCAGGAGCAGGGTAAGCACGGACGTGGCTGGAATGGCAGACGCGCCGGAATGAGAGTCCGGTCCTCGAGAGGGGGTGGGGGTTCGACTCCCCCCGTCCGTACCAGATTGGTCGGTGGTCTAATAGGTATGATGGGCGGTTGTTACCCGCTAAGGTGGGGGTTCGAATCCCTCCCGACCAGCCAAAGGAGCGTTCCGCCGGGCACCGCATTGAATAGCCCGGCACCATGCCGTTGATTCTCTAATGGACTGGGAGCCGGACTGTAAACCCGGTGCGTTCGCGCTAGCAGGTTCGATCCCTGCCGACGGTACCAAGGCATTGATGCGGCTGGCAGTCCAGCCGCTCGCTCACCGGGGTGGTGTAACGGCAGCCACGTCGTACTCAGAATGCGATGCTCCACGAGCGTGAGGGTTCGACTCCCTCCCCCGGTACCAAGACCTCCAGTTGGTGTAGAGGCCCAACATACTTGATTGTCAATCAAGAGAACACGGGTTCGAATCCCGTACTGGGGACCATAGCATGTAAGCCGGCGCTCCGCGGGCGCCGGTCCGGCGGGCCGATCACCCGCCGGCTTGGACGGGCGACGGCCCCCGTCTCGGCGCGGCAGCGCTGCACGGCCAGAGTTCGCAGAGGTGTTGCGGCAGCACGTCCTCCATTGCGGAGGAAGGACCGGTTCGACTCCGGGGCGGGCGCATCCCGGTATGCTTGCGTAGACACAATGGGCAAGGACGGGAAACACGTGACAGACGACATCGGCAAGGTAGACCTTGCGTTCGTGGTGGACAGCACGGGCAGCATGAGCCCGTTCATCGATGAGGCTCGCCGCGAGATCAAGCGGATCCTCGACGAGGTGGCGACGGACGCCGGCCTCGATCTGAGGGTCGCGCTCGTTGCGTACCGCGATCACCCGCCGCAGGACTCGTCCTTCGTCACGCATGTCACCGACTGGAAGGACACGCAGGGCTTCAAGATGGCCCTCGGTCGCATGTTCGCGAGCGGCGGCGGCGACGCGCCGGAGGCCGTGTTCGACGGGCTGGACGCGGCGGTCTCCCTCAAGTGGCGCAGGAAGGCGGACCGGCGCCTGTGGCTGGTCGGCGACGCGCCGCCGCACGGGATGGCGGGTCAGTGGGGCGACGGGTTCCCGCAGGGATGCCCGTGCGGCCTAACGCTCGGCGGCGTCGCCCGCTCGATAAACGAGGGATCGTTGCGCCTGAGCGTGATATCGATCGGTTCCGACGTTGCTGGGTTCAAGGACCTGGCGACGGCCTGCGAGGGCGAGTACACGACGATGTCGGTCGATGACATCCACCAGGCGTCGCACTCCGTGCACATGACCATGGCGAGCACGGCGGGCCTCGTCAACAGCGCCAGGTCCTACGTCGCCACCTCCGCGAGCATCGGTTCCACCGATGCGAGCCTCGTGGCCGCGGCGGCCGGCATCTCCGTCGACGAGGCCGAGCGGACAGCCAAGTACCTCGAGTCGCGCGGGCTCATGCCCGACATCGACTGATCTAGCAGCGTGGGCCTGTAGTAGCAACGGGAAAACGCCTCCATGGCATGGAGGAGTTCCGGGTTCGAGTCCCGGCCGGTCCACCAACGCAACAGCATGGGCCTGTAGTGCTAATGGGAAAACACCTCGCTCGCACCGAGGAGTTCCGGGTTCGAGTCCCGGCCGGTCCACCAAGATCCAGGCTGGGGACGGCGACTAGGGCTACGGGTAGACCCGTGGTACCGATCGCGTGTGGGCTCCGTCGGCCGCGGCGTGGTGCGTGACACCCTCGCTCGCAGGAAGGTTCCCCCGCGTTAGGCTGCGGGGTGGAAACCGGAGAACGTAATGTTGCCAGGTGGTTGGAATCCACCCGGCTGGCGTCCCACTTCCAGCGGAACGGACAGGTGCCGGAGAGGCCGAACGGGCCCGCTTGGAAAGCGGGTGGTCGCCCATTACGGGCGGTCCGAGGGTTCGAATCCCTCCCTGTCCGCCAGATGATAGAGTCGTACGGAAGGCGTCCGGCACGGACGAGGACACCGCCTTGAAAGCGGCTGCCCGGGAGACCGGGTCCAGGGTTCGATTCCCTGTCCTTCCGCCAGATAAACTGGGAGGTGTAGGCATGAGATTCCTCTAGGGAGGTGATCATGTCTCGTTCGTACAGGAGCTCGCCGGTCAGAAAGGGGGCCGGCAGGCCGCGTGTTGCGCGTTACTGGAAGACGCTCGCCAACAGGACGCTCAGGGCGGCCGTTCGCTCGTGGTTGGCGGGCGACATAGAGTCAAGGCCGCCGCCGACTCTCCGGGACGTGTCGCAGGTGTGGGACTGGAACGATTACGTCTGGGACCATTGGCGGACCTGCCATGAGGAGTCCAACCCGCTCCAGTGGATGCGCCGTGAAGCGTCCGACCTGAGATGGGCCGCGAGGGTCGACGGGTTCGACGGCCGGTGCCATGAGACCCGTAAGCCGTGGAAGTTCATCGGGAAGTAGCTGCTGAGCGCGAGCTCGGTTCGCGGTATTATCTAACACAGCGACGGGGGCCCGACCAGCGTGCCTGGATTGGGCACGGGGAAGCGTCGATGGCTTTCCGTATCCAAAACCTGGGGATGGCGCTTTGGCGTGGGACCCCAGCGGCCATCGGCGATAACCGCGGTTAGCGAGCTCGACCTCTCGGGTCCCCCTCGCTGCGACCAATCGATCTATCGGGCCGCCGTCGCCGGAGGCTGGAATGGTCGGTTGGCTGGCTGTCATTATAAGCGTCGTCGTTATCGCGCTATGCGTGGCCAACATCAGGTCGCTGCTCATCGACGTCGCCCGGCAGAGGGAGAGCACCCTGTCGATCGGCAGCCACTGGGTCGCCGCGCTGCTGATCGGTTACGTCGGTACGTACGCCCTGGCTGTCGCCTGCTGCATGGCGGTCATATTCGTCGTCGTCACATGAGTGGAGGGCCCCAAAGGAGAGGTACGCCGCCTCGAAAGCGGTGAGGTCGGCGAGAGCCGGCGTGGGGGTTCGAGTCCGCCGCCCTCCTCCACTATCGATGCCATAGGGAGCGCCGTTGGTGCGCGGGTCCGGTCGCAGTGCCGGCGCCGGTATAATCGTGATATGAATGCCATAATATCATTTGTGCTGTGCCACGTGCTGGGCCGTCACCGCGACGACGTGGACATCGACAGGGCCTCGTACTACGGCCACGACTTCCTGGTAAGCTGTAGCCGATGCCGGTGACCTCCGGCCGGGAGATGGCTTGCGGCTCGACTGGACTGCTGCCCTAGAGGACTTCTTCAGGACCGCGCACGAGCGCCAGCGCATATGGCACGTGAGGGACTCAGGAGCGTCCGCCCCGTGGACGGACGACCCGGTCTTCTCCTCGTGGAAGTTCACGAACGTGTTCAGGGAGTTGGACGCAGGGACCGTGTTCCTGATAGACAGAATCACAGAGGCGAGGGCGGCGGGGCTGTCCGACGCGGACATCGTGTGGAACGTGTGGTTCTACCGCGAGCTGAACAACGTGGACTCGTGGCGGGACGTGCTCGGCGGCTTCGTGAGCATGGCCGACCTGGAGCCGCGGGACGTGGTGGCCAGGATGGCCGAACGGAAGAAGTCCAAGAAGCCGGTGTTCACGTCCGCCCACATGGCGCCGTCGTTCAAGGCGGTGACGGAGGCGATCCCGACGGTCGCGTGGATGTCCGAGGCGTTGGCGGTGAAGCTCAAGGCCGCGCCCTCGCTGGAGGGCGCCTATGAGTGGATGACCTGCGTGGACGGCGTCGGCAGCTTCCTCGGGTACCAGATGGTGCAGGACCTCACGTACGGCCCGGACCCAGTCGTCACCGTCGGCGTGGACGAGTGGGCGCACGCCGGCCCTGGCGCGCTCGGCGGGCTCGAGGTCGTCTTCGGGTACAAGCTCAAGCCGACCGAGGCCATGGGCGCCATGCGGCGGCTCAGGGACGTCCAGGACGAGGCGTACCACAGGCTGGAGCTCGATTTCCAGTCGGTCGCCGCGCCAGGCCTCCAGCGCCTCCACCTGAGCTCGATAGAGCACTGGCTGTGCGAGTACTTCAAGTACGACAGGATCAGGGCCGGCGGGTATGGCAAGACGAGGTACGTACCCGGACGGGGGGAGCAGGAGCCGGAGTAGCGACACAGGCCGGTGGCTCAGCGGATAGAGCGCGTCCCTGCGAAGGACGAGGTCGCGGGTTCGAGTCCCGCCCGGCCTACCACGAGACGGAGGGCATGCGATGGGGTGGTACGACGTGAACCCGGACAGGGCGTTGAACGCAGAGACGAGGGGGCTCTGGATGAGCTGGCTGGGTCGAAGCTCGATAGAGACGAGGGAGGTTGTCCACTCAGCGCTGGTCGCCGGCGGCTATGACCCGCTCGAGGCGCGCCTCATCGTGGAGGCCCTCGAGTGGAACGCAGAGAAGGAGTACCGCCTCCGTGACTGACGACCTGAGCGGGTTCCTGATCACAGACGTCGAGCTGCGCGTCCTGGAGCTGCTTGGGGCCGCCGCGAAGGCGTTCTGGCTCCTCCCAGATGAGCACCCATCGGACTCTGCCGAGTTCGTGGCCGCCGTGCACGCCGCCCAGAACATAGTCCTGGCGAGGCCAGGGTACAGGCAGTCCAAGGAGACTGCGACCATCGAGCGCCTCCGTAGCTCAGTCGGATAGAGCAGGGAGCTTCTACCTCCAAGGCCGCGGGTTCGAGTCCTGCCGGGGGCGCCAAACTAGAGACTGTCGGACGGACGAGGCTTAGGCCCGTGAACCACATCGCGCGAGTGGGTAGCCGGGGTGGGTGGCGAGCGGTCCGACGGTGCAGCAGAGCAGGACGCTGCGAGACGTGCCTGCCGGGCCGGGGTCTGAAGTAGCCCGGTACAATGCCCTCGTCGTCCAACGGATAGGATGCGACGCTTCGAACGTCAGGATGTGGGTTCGAGTCCTGCCGAGGGTACCAAAGACCACAGCGAGGCTGGTGTGATGCGCGACGAGCTAGGCGATCGGATGAAGAGGCAGTACGAGGACAGGACCCGGTACATGCTGCCGCGCCGCACGTACACGCTCATCAGGGTGGACGGACGCGCGTTCCACACGCTGTGTCGCCCGTTCGAGAAGCCGTTCGACCGGATGATAACGAACGCGATGGACGCGGTCGCCTCAGGGCTCGTCACCACGATGCAGAACGCGAGGTTTGCGTACGTGCAGAGCGACGAGGTGAGCCTTCTGATGACCGACTTCGAGACGGTAGAGACGGAGGCCATGTTCGACAACAACGTCCAGAAGCTCGCTAGCGTGTCGGCGTCGATAGCGACCGCGTGCTTCAACGCGGCCATGCCTGAGTGGAGACGGCTCGCGACGTTCGATTCGCGGGTCTGGACAATACCGGACCCTACAGAGGTGGAGAACTACTTCCTCTGGCGACAGAAAGATGCCGTTAGGAACAGCATCAACGCCATCGCGCAGAGCCGGTTCGGGCACTCTGCGTGCCAGGGCATGAAGGTGCATGAGCTAGTGGAGCGGCTGGAGCTGAACGACGTCATGCTGGACGAGGTGGCGACGCCGCGTGACAGGATGGGCGGGCTCGTCGAGCCAGACGGCGCCATGACGCAGGCGTTCAACTGGCGCGAGCACCGGTGGCAGCTGATCAGCATGATCCCGAGGATGTCGTGAGTGTCGAGCATTGGGTGTCCGCCGCGTGTGCCGGCGAGCGATGTTCCATGTGTCGAGCGCCTGCGACCCACAAGGTGGGCGAGGAGCGGATGTTTGACGACCGGCGCCGGCCGGCGCACGGGCTGACGGCCTACGTGTGCTGCCGGTGCTTCGTTCTCATCATGGGGAGGGAAGACTTCCCCAGAGAGACAGTGACGCTGGGGTAGACAGAAGTCGCCGCGGGTTCGAACCCCGCCCCCAGCTATCAGGAGGCAGGCATGGATCAGGTGGAGGCCGAGGAGGCCGCACGGGGCATCCAAAGATTCAGCCACAGCGTGAACGCGTTCTGGTCGATGAACACGATGGACTCGCTGGTCTCCAGGTACGGCGATGGCTCGTGGCTGGCGGTGCACGATGGGCGTGTCGTCGCGTACGCCGACGACATGGTCGGCCTGGTGGGCAGCGTGCACCTCATCGGTCTCGATCGGCGCACGGCCTACTTCGTGCATGCGACGACGGAGAGGAAGATTTTGATCCTCTGAGGGGTTTACACGGGCGCCGTTGAGTGGTATAGTGTAAGCATACTCCGGTGACAGAATTGGAAATGTATCATGCAACGCGTGTGGCCCCGCGAGCCATGGGGGTTCGAGTCCCTCCCGGAGCACCTGGTAAGAGACGTCCCGTTCGCCGAGAGGCAGCAGGCGGCAGGCTGCAACCCTGCAGACGTCGGTTCGAATCCGACACGGGACTCCAGACTAACCACGGGGGTGGGCGGCATGGCTAACCACAAGCGCGGCCGGGCGAGGAACGCCAGGGCCGGCTGCAAGATGTGCAAGACGCACAAGGTCGCCCACGTCCCCGAGAAGACGAAGTGGCGTCACAGCGAGTGGCGTCGCATCCGTGCCGCCCAGGAGCAGGTCCTGGCGGCCTGACGAACGATCCCAACCCCACGGGGACGGGAACATGCTTCCGTAGCTCAATGGCCAGAGTGCTCGGCTCTTACCCGAGGAGATGGGGGTTCGAATCCCCCCGGGAGTACCATACGAACGCTCTGGTGGCGGAATAGTGGCAGACGCGCCCGCATCAAGAGCGGGTGACCTCGGTCGTGAGGGTTCGAGTCCCTCCCGGAGCACCACAATCGGAGACGGTCGTGAAACTGACGATTTTCCAGCGCGATGATCACTGCGTGTTCGTGTCCGACGGCATCACCACGTACGATACTGACCTCGCCACCGGTGCGTTTACGCACGGTAGGGTCGTCGAGTACCTCAGGTGGCGGGCCACGGGGAAGGTTCCACCGACGTCGTGGCCGCCGCTGGCGTGCGACGTCAGTGTCGTGGACGACCGCGATCGCTCGGCGAGCGATCGCTACTTTGCGGAGGCCCTGCGCGTCCGTGGCATAGAAACCGGCCAGCCTGAGACGGCGTCCAACTGCCAGGCGGCCGGTCCAAGTTCCCCTGTAGCTGAGACGGCGTAGCACCGGCTTGAAGCACCGGGTACGAGGGTTCGAATCCCTCCGGGGGAACCAGCAAAAAGTTGGCCCGTAGCTCAGCGGCTAGAGCCCCCGCTCGACATGCGGGAGGTCGGGGGTTCGAATCCCCCCGGGCCAACCACGTAGGTCTCGGTATCATGTGAGTGTCGGACGCAGAGGCGACCGTGACGGGTACTTCGAACTTGTGTGTTCTCCAACAGCCCCCGTCTGGAACTATCCCTGCCTCAGATACTTCCACAGAGCAAAGGGTCGGTCGGGAGGCGACCGTCTGGGTTACTTCGTACATCGGACTCTAAATCCGCTCAGTTGACTCCCAGACAGACCAATCCCCCGGTCACCATTTTGAGCGCAGCAAGTCCTGGAGAGGCGAGGTAGAGGGCTACTTCTTATCGAAACCGGATGTCGTTGGTTCGAGTCCAACCTCGCCTGCTTCGGCGGCGTGTAGTTCAGACGGCAGAACGCTGGTCAATGAAACGCCCACCACCGCTTATCCCTTCGGGACCATGCAGCGCTTAGGAGAGACAGAGATGGCGAAGTACAACAAGCTCCAGGAGAAGGCACCGGCACCGGCGGTAAAGATCGCCAAGCCGAAGGTCGCCAACCTCGCCGGAGGGCGGGCCTACAAGGAATCCGACAATCTCGAGCTGGTCTCGATGCTCCTTACGTCTTTCATGGATGACAAGTTCTACCGCTCGGAGGCGGCCGGCCGCGAGCAGCTCAAGCGGGTCCTCGATATGGTCGACCCGGAGTTCGCCGCCAAGGCGGCCCTGTACGCTCGCCGAGAGTTCGGCATGCGTTCTATCTCACACGTCGTGGCGGCGGAGCTCGCCGCGCGCGTCAAGGGTGCCCAGTGGACGAAGACGTTCTTCGAACGCATCGTCCGGCGCCCGGACGACATGTTCGAGATCCTCGGCTACTACCGCGCTAACATCGGCAAGAACGAGCCGGCCGCCATGCGGAAGGGGTTCGCGCGGGCCATCGAGGGCCTCGACGAGTACCAGCTGGCCAAGTACCTCGGCACCGGGCGCGACATCAACATGCTCGACCTGGTCAACCTGACGCACCCGCGGCCGACGCCGGCCCTGTCCGCCCTCATGGGCGGCACGCTGAAGCCGGCGGAGACGTGGGAGGTCGCCCTCACGCAGGCTGGGCAGTCCGACGAGGGCACCGGCGCCACGAAGGGCGCCGCCTGGGAGCAGCTGCTCCGTGACAACAAGCTCGGTTACTTCGCGCTCCTCCGCAACCTGCGGAACATCGTGAAGGACGCCCCGGACGCTGTCGACATCGCCTGCGAGCAGCTGACGGACGAGCGGCGGATCCGTGGCAGTCTCGTGCTCCCGTTCAGGTTTGCCGTCGCACGTGACACGCTGAAGTCGGTCCCTGGGACCGCCAAGGCGATCGGCGCGGTGGAGCGGGCGGCGGACATCGCGCTCGGGAACATCCCGGACCTCCCCGGAAAGACGCTCGTCATCCTCGACGTCTCGTCGTCGATGACGTGGACGAAGGGGAGGGACGCAGCCAGTGCCGCCCAAAAGGGCGCGCTGTTCGCGGCCGCCCTGGTCCGCGCCACCGGTGCTGACCTCGTGCTGTTCGGCACAGACGCGTCGTACCACAGCCTCGGCACCGGGTCCTCGGTGCTTGCGGCGGCTGAGTCGCTGCGGTTCAACTACGGCGGGACCAACTTCCACGCGGCGTTCAATCTCATCACGAAGACGGGGACCGCGTACGACAGGATCATCATCCTGTCGGACATGCAGGGTTGGGCGGAGGACTCGTACGGCGACAGCCGTCCCACCAAGGGCGCGTTCAAGGCGTACAAGAAGGCGACCGGCGCCGACCCGATGCTGTACAGCATCGACCTCGCCGGTTACGGGACGCTGATGTTCCCGGAGAAGCGTGTCGTGGCGCTGGCCGGCTTCAGCGAGAAGATCTTCGACCTCATGGGCATCGTCGAGAGCGGCGGCGGCCAGGACGCGCTCGTCCAAGCCATCGCTGGGACGGCGCTCGCTGGGTCGTAGCCGATGGAAGGTGAACCGGACAGGCGCGCCGGGCCCGTTTGCTAAACGGAGCGGTCCGGTCTCCGGGCTGGGCTTCGAGTGCTCCTCCTTCCGCCACGTGTCGTCGGCCTGGCCAGCCAAGGATAAAGACGGGCGACCGTCGAGGCGGTTCGAGTCCGCCTGGCGACATATCCAGTTGGACCATAGTTGAGTGGCAAAACGGGGATCTGATAAGTCCCAGGCTCGGGTTCGATTCCCGATGGTCCGACCAACACGACAGGATTAGCACATGGATACGTTGCTCATCGAGATACGGGCCGCCGAGGGCGGCGACGAGGCCAAGGCACTGGTTGCGGAGATGGCGAGGGCCTACGCCCGCCGCTGCGACCGGAGGGGTCTTTGACCTCTCTCCGATAGAGGAGAGGCCAGGGTTCATCGCACTGGAGGTGAGCGGCGACGACGCCTCGGACTTCCTGGGCGAGGGTGGCGGCCACAGGTGGCAGAGGGTGCCGCCTAACGAGAAGAACGGCAAGGTGCACACGTCCACGGTCACCGTGGCCGTCCTGCGGCCACAGGATGGCGCCGAGGCACGCCTGGACATGCGGGATGTGGACGTCTCGGTCACGCGCGGCGACGGCCCCGGAGGGCAGCATAGGAACAAGACGGAGTCCGCCGTCGTGGTGGTGCACAGGCCGACCGGCGAGCGCGTCCGGATAGAGTCCACGCGGTCGCAGTACCATAACAGGCAGCTCGCCCTGTCGGTGCTGGAAGCGAGGCTGACGGATGCCGGCAAGTCGGAGGCGGCGGCATCAGTGAACGGCGATCGCCGCGGGCAGATCGGCCGCGGCGAGAGGGGCGACAAGGTACGCACCTACCGGTGCAAGGATGACCAGGCGCTCGACCATCGCACAGGCAGGCGGTGGAGGCTGTCCGACTGGATGGCCGGCGACTGGTGATTGACGAAGCTGCGGCGGCGCGGTGGGAACGCGCGTCTGGCTGTTGCCCGATCTGGTGGTTGGGGCAACGGAGAGTGGGATGAAACGACCGAAACCGCCCGGTCTGCCGAGTAGCCTGTTCGAATCAGGCACGCAGTTCCGAGGGCCCGTAGCTCAACGGTCAGAGCACCCGGCTCATAACCGGTAGGTTCAGGGTTCGAATCCCTGCGGGCCCACCACACCCCGACATAGCTTAGAGGCAGAGCGACGCGCTCATAATGCGTTGGCCCGGGTTCGAGTCCCGGTGTCGGTACCATAGGAACGAGATGCCGCGGAGAGGCGAACGTAGGGTTACTTCTTCCTCTTCTAAAGGAAAGTTGCAGGTTCGAGTCCTGCGGTGGGCACCAACGGGCCCATCTGGTGTAATGGCAACACGTTTTGTCACCCTGTGTGATTATCCCTCCACGGCATCAACCCAGACTACAGGGACGCAGATGCGCAGACCGAAGGTTTACCTGGCGGGCCCGATATTCGGCCGCAGCGATGAGGAGTGCTCAGCCTGGCGGGAGACTGCGAAGCGGGAGCTGCGGGACGTCGCCATCGTGGTGGACCCCATGGACAGGGACTACCGCGGCCGCGAGGACGTGGACTACGAGCGGATAGTTCGCAACGATAAGAAGAACATCTCGATATGCGAGGCGATGCTGGTCTACCACGACGGGCCGTCTGTCGGCACCGCCATGGAGGTCCACTACGCGTACGACCTGGGGTACGTCAAGGTTGCGCTCGCGATGCCGGACACGTCCGCGCCGCTGAGCCCGTGGATGCGGTACCACGCCGGGCCGCCGATGACGCTGGACGAGGCGATAGCTGCTGTGCGTGAGCATTGCGAGAAGGTGGCGGGCATATATTATGCCAATTGAGTGCATGGTGGACACCGAGGGCCTGAGCGACCTGTGCCTTCTCCAGATAGGCATGGTGACCTACGATACGGTCGACTTCGAGCCGATCGCCAGGACGCTCATCAACGTGGACCCGAAGTCCACGCCCGGCAAGCCATCGGTAGACACTGTGATGTGGTGGGCGCAGCAGTCGGCGGAGGCCCAGGGGGCCGTGCTGCTGGCCGAGCCGAAGCTGCCGCTGGGCGACGCCCTGCGCGCCGCCAACGCTTTCTACCGCGAGAACAAGTGCACGGCCATGTGGAGCCACATGTACTACGACCAGAGGCTCCTGTCCGACCTGTACACGCACGTCGGCATAGCGCCGGCATGGGGACGCAAGGGCGCCAGGGACCTGGGGACGCTGTTCAGGCTGAACCAGGCCGCGTCGGACGCGGCGACGCTCGCCTACAAGACTGCCGGCGACGGCCTGGTGGGCCATGTGGCTGACGAGGACTGCGTGAAGCAGATCCGGGTCATGAAGGCGGTGATGGCGATCGCAGGGTTGCCGAAGTAGCGCCCCCGTAGCTCAGCCGGTAGAGCGGCCGCCTTGTAAGCGGTTGACATCGGTTCGACTCCGGTCGGGGGCTCCACAGAGAAGAACGTTCAAGGGAAGGGACACAGCGATGGGTAACAAGAGGAAGCAGGAGACGTGGGTCGCCGTCGTGATGACGGGTGACGGAGAGTCGCAGCGTGCTGACGGCGCGCTGTCGTCGTTTGTCGGCGGCAACAGGGACAAGGTCATCGAGAAGGCCTTGTCGATGACGGCGAAGTGGTCTGCCACCAGGCCGTACCGCGAGTACTATGTGGCGGTCGGTCAGCTGACGCAGAGGGCCGTCGTCCCGGTCCAGTTCGAGCTTATCCCGCTTTAGGAAAAGCGCCCCCGTAGCTTAGTAGGCAGAGCGACGCCTTGGTAAGGCGTGGGGTCGGGTTCGATTCCCGGCGGGGGCCCCAGACGAAAGGCTGAACACATGGGCGATGTAGTAAATCTCTTCGGTGGCCCTGGCGTCGGCAAGTCGACCATAGCCGCCGGCGTGTTCTTCAGGCTGAAGTCACTTAGCGTGAACTGCGAGCTCGTCCGTGAGTACGCCAAGGACGTGGTGTGGGAGGGCCGGAACTCGCTGCTGGCCAACCAGATCTACGTGTTCGCCAAGCAGCACAAGCGGTTGACGGACGTGGTCGGGCACGTGGACGTCGTGCTCACCGACTCGCCGCTGCCGCTGTCGGCGGTGTACGGCTCGCACTACCCGGCGTGCTTCACGGACCTCGTGTGGCACGAGTTCAACTCGTTCAGCAACCTCAACTTCGTCCTCGAGCGGCGGAAGCCGTACGTCACGTCTGGGCGCGAGCAGACGGAGGAGCAGGCCGCAGGCCTGGACGTGAGGATCAGACACGTCTTGGACGCCAACGGCGTCCCGTACATGCGCCTGCAGGGCACCGACTCGGCCGTGGACGCCATAGTGGCGATCTACATGGCCCGCGTCGGCGCCATGAGCCTGCCCGGATAGTTCAACGGCAAGAACGCCGCCGTCGTAACGCGGAGATCTGAGTTCGAATCTCAGTCCGGGCCCCAACAGAGCAGGTCCTCGTGGTCCAAGGGCAAGGACGCGTGCTTCCCAAGCATGAGGTGTGGGTTCGAGTCCCACCGGGGGCCCCAGTAGCCCGGTTGTGATGTAACGGCAAGCATCCGACGCTTCCAACGTCGTCGTGCGGGTTCGAGTCCCGCCAGCCGGCCCAGGTCTGGTGGCAGTTTGGTAAAAAAAGCTACTCAGGGGGTACACAACTGCTCCCCAGAGTGTTATATTTGTGTCGTGGCGCGCGGGGGCTCGGCCGATGAGGTCAGGGCGTCCCTCGACGCGAACCGCAGGTACGTTACCCTCAGGAGGGCGATGAATGGCCAAGGCGCAGAGCTCAGGCGGCTCGGGCGGGTCCAAGCTGAAGCAGACGAGCGGTGGGACGAGGAGCGCAGACGCGGCGACGTCCTTCTTCGACGAGCTGGCCCGGAAGGACAAGCGCCTCAAGAAGTTGATGGCCAGGTCTGACCGCAAGCTCGCCGGCCAGATGGACTACCGCGACAACCCGTGGCGAAAGATCACCATCGACGCCTCCAAGAACTACGAGACCGACGATATCGTCCTCGACTTCGTGATCCAGTTCGTCTCCGGCTACGTCTGGGCGTGCAAGCACAACTACAACTTCATGGCCCAGCACGACGAGCTGCCGGCCCTGGAGCGCCTGCTGGACTCCGCCATCTCCTACCGCAAGATGCGGGACGACGGGAAGGTCAACGAGGACGAGATCTACGGGACGCGGTTCGCCGCGTGGCTCCTCGTCCAGCTCGCCGCCCTCCAGCCCGGGATGTGGGACTGATGGAGGCCCTCGCGGCGCACGTCCTCGAGAGGGTGTCGGGCCGGAAGCCTATGGCCGCGACCGTGAGCGGCCGGTGGCCTGGGACGATGGGGCTGAGCACGCGGCTGACGACGGGTGAGCTGGTCATCGTCGAGACGCACGACTATCTGGCGGAGCCGTTCGCCGTCACCGTGTACGACCCGAGCGCCGGGCGTGTGACCTACAGCGGGCGCGGTGACGCGCCGTGGTTCATTTCGCTCATCGATCAGTTCGTGGCACAATCTAACTGAGCGAGTCGTTACGCCGTCGTCTAACGGTAGGACACTGGGTTCTGACCCCAGCAGTCTAGGTTCGAATCCTAGCGGCGTAGCCAACAGCAGCTCCCCCGTGGTGTAGTGGTAGCGCTGCGGACTTTGAATCCGTCGGGGATGGTTCGAATCCCTCCGGGGGAACCAGACATGGAAGGCCACGTAGGTTTCCCGCTGCCGCCATCGACTGGCACGATTGTATGGATGCGTGCTCTACGGTGGTCGGCCTGATGGCCAGCAAGCCGAGGGACAGGGTGTACACCGCGATAGACCTCCACGACCGGAGGGGCTTCAGGGCCCAGCTACGGGTGGTGGCGGTCTGGTGGCGCGGGCGGTACCGCGTCCACATACGCGAGTACTACCCCAACCACCTCGGCGTCATGGCGCCGGGCCGCGGCACCAACTTCTCGGTGGAGGACGTGGACCGCATCATATACGGGCTGCAGCTCCTCAGGGAGGATGCCGCCGCCGGGAGGCTGGCAGTTGTCGACGAACCCGAGGAGGGCGGTGGCGAAGCAGCTCATGCGGAGCAGGAACCCGAGGGACCGGGAGCTGGGCCGCGCGATAGCCAGGGGCAGGGTTAGGCCGGGCGGTGCTGCCGAGGCCGCCATCAGGATCGCGTCAGCGGTCGCGAAGGAGTTCGGCGGCGACGGCGGCGCGGCGTCCCAGGGAGCACAGGGACCGCTCACTTCCATGGACACCCACACCGACGTCCCAGGGTCGCGGCGGAAGGCTTCCCGGCGCTCCAGGCTCGGCTACGATGCGGATCAGAGATGATAGCTTCGAGGGCCTGGGATAGGATAGTCACCGGCACGGTCCCGCAGTACCCGCTGAGCGGCTACGGCCAGCTGACCGTGCTGCACAAGGGAGACGGCGACATACCGGACGTGGTGGTCGCCGGCTACGCGTCGCCGCAGGTCGTGGACCGCGAGAAGCACGTCATCACCAAGCGCGCGCTGGCGAGGGACCTCCCGAGGTTCATGGCCAACCCGAAGTACCGCAACGCCAATCTGCTGCACAGCAACGTGCAGGTTGGCGAGGTGCTGCGCAGCTGGAAGGACCCGCGCACCGGTCAGGTGTATGAGACCAAGGTCGACGACATAGGCCTGTTCGCGGTGGTCAAGGTCAGGACCGACAAGTACAGGCCGCCGGTGGTGGACAAGGTCATCGAGGACATCATGTCCGGAAAGATGGCCAGCTTCTCCATCTCCGCGGACGCGCCGTTCGAGTCCAGGAGGCACGAGTGCCAGGGAGGCACCTGCTTCTGGGTGATCGACGAGGTCGTGCTGTACGAGATCACAATCTGTGAGACGCCCGTCAACCCTGACGCCAAGTTCACCATCATCTCGAAGTCGTTCGATGTCGCAGGCGAGTTCGCGCAGTCGGCGTTCTGCTTGGACGGCGTGTGCCCGGTGACACCTGGGCAGGCCATGAAGGCGCTGTCGCAGGCCGCGAAGCGGCAGGCCAAGACGCCAGGCGGCATACAGACGTGGCGACAGACGGCTACAGGTCCGGCCGGGTTCCTCGACAAGCACAAGGACAAGCACGGGTCCACGGCGCACCATAGGCGCAGCGGCCGTGGCGACGTCGAGTCGCACAGGCCGCGCGGGCACGCGCGGGACGCGGCCGGTCGGCGCGCGTCGGCGCCGGCGGAGGTCGCAGACGGCCCGCAGGTCGCCGGGCTGGCCGTGAGGGCCGCCGACAGCGGCCGCGTGCTCATGCTGCAGCGGGCGCTCATCGGCAACGAGGACGACGCGGCCGCGGGCAAGTGGGAGTTCCCGGGCGGCCACAGGGACGGCGATTCGGAGTCCCTCCCGTGGGCCGCCAGGCGGGAGTGGTCGGAGGAGACTGGGTGTCCGCTGCCGCCGGGCAAGCTGACCGGTAGGTGGGTGACCCCCGACGGCGTCTACGCCGGGTTCGTGTACACCGTGGAGTCTGAGGCAGACGTCCCGATAGCGGGACCGCGCGACCACGCAGACAACCCAGACGACCCGGGGGGCGACATGGTGGAGTCGCTCGCGTGGTGGGACCCGAGCGACCTGAGCGACAACCCCGGCGTCAGGGACGAGCTCGCCGCCACGCTCGACATAGTCATGGAGGCCATCAGCGGGCCGCGACTCGAGAACGGCGTCGACGAGTTCGACGAGGGCCTTGAGGCCGAGTCGTCTGAGCACTACGAGACGGTGGGCGGCGACATGGACTCGATCGCGAACATCGTGCGCGACCACCTGGCGGAGGACCCGAGGTACTACACCAAGCTCCGCGACATGGAGGGCGGCGAGGAGGACGAGCTCGAGCCCGCGACGCCGGAGAAGCGCATGGAGAAGTCCATGCCAGCGGACGCTTTCGCCGGCAGGGCGTACGAGATAGTGGATGGCAGCGACGACAGGAAGGAGCCCGCCCTGTCGGAGCCAGTGAGGACGCCGAAGCTCTCGACGCCGCAGACGCCGTTCCTGTTCAACGCGATAACTGACGTAGTCGACAAGGCCATCCACATAGCGGAGCCGAGCCTGAGGATGCCGGCGTTCGCCGTGCTCGCCGCCCTCGACAAGGGTGCGCCTCCGCCGGCGCTGACGTGGATGGGCGGCCCGGCGAGGGCCGACCGAGGCGACTGGCTGATATGGGTGGACGGCACGGGGTTCCCCGTCGAGCACGGGTACGTGAACGCCACCAAGCTCATCTCCGGGCTGCAGAGGTCGGCGTCAGCCGCCGGCGACGGCGCCCTGTTCAACGAGCTCGGTCTGGCGCTGAGGAAGGCGACCACCGTGCGCCCGCTCCGCGAGCGAGACGCTGCGCTGTGGACGTCTGACGTCCTGTCGGCAGCCGCCGACCTGGGCATCGACGTCGGCTCGAAGCTGTCCAAGTCAGGCTTCGGGGCGGACGTCGTGGAGATGGTCCGCTCGGAGCTCGAGAGGGCCGTCCGCGATCGCGACGCGCTCGACCCGATCATCCTCGCGGCGGTGGACGCGCTGCACGAGGACGCCGAGGCCATAGTCGACGGTCTGAGGCTGGGTGCGTGCGTCAAGTTCGGCGACGAGCCGGAGCACGAGATAATCGAGCGCGCCGGCGCCGACGGGACGTACGAGGACGTCAGGCAGGCGGAGGTCCTCCTCGGGTCGACCGAGAGCAAGGGCGTGACGATACAGGGCCCCGACGACGAGGACAAGGGCGGCCCGGAGAACCTGCCGGGCAGATACGACGACAGGGAGATATCGGCCGACGCCGACCCGGGCGCCATGATCGCGTGGTTCCCCGACCGGGAGCTCGCGACGAGGCTGGCGGTGGACGGCGGGGAGCCGCCGAACGAGCTGCACGTCACGATCGCGTATCTCACGGACGACGCTAAGCGGGACCTGACTGGCGCCGGGCTGATGGAGGCCGCCGTCCGCGCGGTGGAGGCCGTATGCGCGTCGGCGGGACCGCTCAGCGGCACGGTGGGCGGCGTCGGGCGGTTCAACGCCCCAGGACGCGCCCCAATCGTCGCGCTGATGGACGTCCCGGGCTTGTCGGAGTTCAGGGCGGACCTGGTGAGGGCCCTGACGGCCGCCGGCGTGCCGGTGGATCACACGCACGGGTACACGCCGCACATGACGCTGCGGTATGAGGACGACGAGCCAGGCATGGATCTGGAGGCGAGGGGCGTGCCGTCAGTGGAGACGACGCCGGTGTCCATGGGCAGCGTGAGGCTGGTCTCGGCCGGCGAATCGCGCAACTTCGCGCTGGGCGGGGGGCCGGCATGAGCAGGTCTATATGGGACCAGGGCCGAGTGATGACGCGGCAGGAGCTCGTGAGCGAGATAGACGCGGCCCTGATGAGGATGGTACCGAGCGATTCGAGCGGTGACCCCAACATGTCCATGCTCAGGAAGGCGTCGTCCGCGCACGATCAGATAATGGCCGTCGTGGACAGGTACCTGGCGGGGCGGTGACGGGTTTTCCGCGCCCAGGCCGTCCGTGTACCGTAGACGTATCCGCGATCTAAGGGGCGACCTCTCGCATGGCAATCCTCACAACCGACCTGGTGGCTTACGCCTCGCAGAACATGCCGGAGGACGACACGTCCACCAACGGCGGCGCGATAGACGCCCTGCGGAGGATCATCTTCACCGACATCGCGTCCACCGACACGCTTGAGGTCGTCTCCTCGAACGCCGCGGACGCGATGGACATCACGGTCACGGCCAGGCGCTCCAGCGGCATCACCGCGTCGGAGACGAAGGCCCTCACAGGGACCACGCCGATCACGCTGTCGTCCCTCGGCACGGTCGAGCGCGTCCTGAAGGCCGAGCTCGCGTCCGCCGCGCTAGGCGTCGTGACGGTCAGGCGCACGACGGGCGCCATCCAGATCGCGCAGATACCGCCGGGCGAGCGCGGGTTCGTCCGCCTGTTCATCAACGCGTTCTCCGACCTGTCCTCGGCGAAGGACTACTACATGAAGTTCTTCTGGAAGAACACGCACGGGACGCTCTCGCTCATCAACGCCATCGCGAAGCAGTCGGCGGACCCGACCGGGCTCATCACCCACCTGCTCGCGAGCGCCGTGAACGACACGACGACGACCGCCAACAGGCTCACGGCGCCGTCCGCCGCCAACACGCTCGACCCGGACACGTTCGACGACAACGACAAGTCCGTCCCGGGCAGCAACCTCGCCGCCGGCGACGCCATCGGCGTCTGGCTCAGGCTCGCGCTCAGCGCGTCCCAGGCGCCGGTGAAGTCGACGTACACGACGCAGCTCTTCGGCCTCAGCACGTAAGCAGGCCCCGACGCCGCGGGGACCCGATCGGGGCGCGCCGCTTGCTCGGCGCGCCCCTTCAGTTACCCCAGGGTTTCCCGCCACGGCCGCCCCATCGGATGATGGTCCTAACGTCTCAAGTTAGGCCCGACAGGGCTGGGGAGCAACAATGGCCGGAGGCAAGTCCCTCTATCTCATCGACGCGCTGCTGAAGCACGTCTTCAAGGGCACCGGGTACACGATGCCCGCCAACCTGTACCTGGCGCTCACCACGTCCGCGCCGGCCGCCAACAGCACCGGCGGCACGATAGTCGAGGCCACGTACACGGGCTACGCCCGGAAGCAGATCCTGACCAGCGACATGGGCGCCCCCGTGGTGTCGTCGTCGCCCGGTACGATCGCCAACACGAGCTCCCTCGTCTTCGCCAACTGCACCGCCGGCTCCTCGAACATCAACGGGTTCGCGGTTTGCGACTCCGCCGGCACCGGCACCGGCAACGTGCTCTACTGGGGTACCATCAGCCCGGCCAAGACGATCGATACGTCGAACCAGCCGGCCACGGTCGGCGTGGGGGCGCTCGTAGTCTCGGAGGCGTAATTGGAATTTCAGGAGAAGGCGGAGCAGCTGCTGCTCGACTTCGGCTACAGCCTGGTCGACGGCCTCGGCTACGTCTACTACAGGAACGGGTATCCGGCCGACCAGCGCTGGGTGCCGCAGGCCGATGGCGGCTTCTACCGGTACGACGCATTCCAGGGCGGCTGGGAGCACGTGCCGTACCAGAACGAGGCCGACGGGACGATCATCCTCACGTGGCCGCCGGAGATGATCATCAGGATTTACTCGAAGAAGTCCTGGGAGGACTGACCCGAGGGGGTGACGCGTGGCGAGCCAGTCGGAGCCCAGGTCCCCTGAGGCAATGGCGAGGGCGACCGCCGCCGCCTGCGTCGGCATGCCGCTGTCGTTCAGCGTCGGCGGCGTGCACGTGGAGCTCATGGGCCCGCCGACTGTGCGGGACGACGGCCACCTCATAGTCGGCGTCGCCGGCGTCCTCGTGGACGGCGTGGGGCGCGTCGACCTGCCGTCCAGGACGTTCACCTGGTACGGGCTGATGGCCGACGCCTCCGGCTTCCGTGAGGCCGTGGTCAGGACCGTCACGGCGGTCTGCAGGTGGTGATCTCGACATACCTGTCATCCCCGGCGTCGTCCGGCGTGCAGGACGGCATGGTGTTCGCGTACGCCCCGGCCGGCGGCGGGGGCGACCTCAGCGACCCGAACATAAACACCGCCTCCATATGCCACGCCAAGTACCTGGCGGAGCAGGCCGGCTTCTCCGGCGCCGACGTGAACACGATAGTCGCCATCGCGATGGCCGAGTCAGGTCTCCGCTACTACGTGTGGGGCGGCCCCAACACGAACGGGTCGTACGACCGCGGCATCCTCCAGATCAACGACATACACACGAGCGTCTCCGACCTGGCGGCCATGTCGGGCGCGACCAGCGCGACCAGCGGCCCGTCGGCGACGTACATCCTGCAGCCGTGGCTGTTCGCCAGGCAGCTCGTGAACGGACGCATAAACATCGGGCGCCCACCGTTCGAGGACTGGTCCGTCTACAACAACGGGGCCTACCTCACGTACCTGTCGCAGGTACAGTCGACGTCGTGCTCCGGCGGCAACTACGCGGCCGTCGCTGCGGGCGCGTCGCCGGCGGTCAGGTCGGTCCAGCCGAACACCAACGGCACGGACACCGTGGGCCAGAACAACGACGGCTTCGACGTCTACTGCTACCAGACGTTCCACGGGTTCAACACCTCCAACATAGGCGCGGCGGGCGGGACGGTGGACGGCTCCGGGCACGGGTTCTCGGTGAGGGCCGCCTCAGACAACACCAGCGGCGGCGACTTCACGATGGAGGTCAGGCGGTTCGACTGGTCCGGTTCTACGCCGGCCGCCGCCGACTTCAGGTCCGGCGCGCAGCTCGCAGCGCTCCCGCTGATGGCCGCGTACAACCTCAACGGCGGGTTCTCGTCCGGCACCAGGTACCAGTTCGCCGACAACGGCGTCGGGCCGCAGGTGAACAGGACGGGGACGACGAAGGTCGTCGTGTCGTCGTCCAACCAGCGGCTCGGGCTAGCGCCTGGTGGCTCGGAGAGCGCCACATACTACATGGGCGACGCGTCCGGCGGCCCCGAGCTGTACGTCGGGTGGACCACGCCGAACAGCAACCCTATTTACACCAGCCTGCCGTCCGTCTCGTACGGCGGTGGCCTGACGAAGACCGGACCGTCCAACCCGCTGTGGACCGTGTCGTGGCGCGCGACTGACGCCGAGCAGACAGGCGGCAACCAGCTGAACTACTCCGTGGTGACGCTCGTCTCCGGGGTGGAGAGCCAGACGGTCGCGTCCGGGACGTTCACGAGCGGCGTGACGCATGGCGTCGCGATAGCGTACAACGCCGGCAACATCCCGAACGGCGTGAGCAGCCTGAGGCTGAAGATAAACGACGGGGTGGTCGGCTCTCTCAACACGGCGGACTTCACTCTTGACCGCGAGGACGAGGCCCCGGCCATCTCCGCCGTGACGACGTCACCGGCCACGGTCGTCGGCCCGGCGTACAACGTGGTGTTCACGCCGACCGACGCCAGGAGCACGGGCGCCGGCCAGCTGACCTACTGGGTGTTCACGGGGCCTGGCGCCACAGGCAACCAGCTGGCGTCTGGCACTGCCACGTCCGGGCAGCAGGTGACGGCCAATGTGAACGACCCAGGCTACGCCGGCGCCACCAGGTACGTGAGGGTCAGGAACGCCGCCGGCGCGATAACCGAGCGGTCGGCGGTCATCGCCTCAAACACCGCACCGACGTTCACCTCGGCCCCCGTCGTCCTCTATGGGGCGGGGCTGCTGGCGACAGGGCCCAGCAGCGGGTTCCAGGTGAGGTTCACGGCGACAGACGCAGAGCAGACCGGCGGCGGCCAGCTGTCGTACAGGGTGCTGAACCAGGTCGGGTCGACGATAGTCGGGCCGGTGGCATTCACTGCCGGCGCCCAGCAAACGAGCGCATCGATACCGTACTCGTCAGTGTCGGCGGATGGCGTGAACGGCGGGTGGTCGGTGCAGGTCAGCGATGGGACGTCGACGGCGACGAGCTCGTTCCCTGTCAGGCGGGACTCTATCGCGCCGTCGGCGGGCTCGCCGACGCTGGTGTCCTCGCCCGTCGTCGGCACGTCGTACCAGGTCAGGTTCACGCCCACCGACACAGGGTCCACAGGTGCCAACGAGCTGTCGTGGACGATAGCCACCGGTGTGGGCGGCGCCGGCACGCTGTCGTCGGGGACGGTGACGGCCGGCACGCAGGTGACTGCCTCTGTGAGCGATCCCAGCCTCACGAACGGCGCCACGCGGTACGTCCGAGTGGTCGACACCGCGGGCAACTCGGCGGAGGTCGCGATCGTCGTCCCCAGGACCACGGCGCCTGGGTTCTCCGTGCAGCCGTCCGTCTCGTACGGCTCTGGGTTCACCCGCGCCGGCCCCAGGAACCAGAGCTTCTTCGTGACGTTCACCGCGACCGACGCGGAGTCAGGGTCGCTATCCTACCGCCTCATAAACGCGTCCAGCCAGCAGGTGCAGGCCGGTGCCGCGGCCGTCGGCTCGCCGACCACGGTGACCGTGGCGTGGAACGCCGTCGGGGTCGCCAGCGGGGCGCCGCAGCTCAGGGTGGAGCTCTCAGACGGGACGCTGACGACGACGTCAAGCGCGTTCACCGTCCTGACGGACCCAAGTCCGCCGACCGCGTCCACCTCCGTCTCCGTCTCGCCGTCGCCGGTGACCTCGCAGACAGGCCCGTACCAGGTCACGTTCACGCCGAACGACGCGGCGCCGTCGCCGCAGGCCGGCGAGATGTACTACCAGGTGAACACGCAGTCGGTGGCCGGGACCGGCCCCGGGCCGGGCGACCTGAAGGGCGGCCCAAGCGGCTTCAGCTGCACAAGCGGGACCCCGGTCACGACGTCCAACATAACTGACTCGCTGGTGGACGGGCAGAACGCCAGGTACGTCCGCGTCAGGGACGGCGCCGGCCAGTGGTCGGAGACGCTGGTCTCCGTGACGGCCGACCTGTCGGACCCGGTGGTGCTGACGGGGCTCGCCGCGCCCGGCGCGTCCTCGACGATCGTCATGCTGAATGCCAACGCGCAGCTCCAGCTGCTTCTGGACACGGAGTCGTCGACGGACCTCGGCCTCATCATCTCGAGGCTGTTCACGTTCGTCGTGGAGGGCATCTCCACCGTGTCCATACAGCTGTCCTCCATACAGCTGCTTGGAGAGCTGGCGTCGCATGGGCCGGCCGGCACCGATGCCACGGTGTCCACCTCCGTTCCCGTGCCGGCCGAGGTCCCCGCCGGAGCGCCTGGCGCGACGCTGGCGCCGCTGTCGGCCGCGACGTACGTCCTCCTCGCGATCGACGGAGTCTCGTCGGTCGCCGGGAACCTCGACGCTACGCTGAAGCCGACGTTGCTGACGCCGACGGCGGACGGCGTTTCCTCCACCGCGGCGAGCCTAGCGCTCACCCCGATAGTCGTCTTCCTGACCATCTCCGTGACTGGCGAATCGACCGGCGGCGGCAACATGCACGCCACTCCGAAGGTCGCGTTCCTCACGCTGGCAGCCGACGGCGTGTCGACGGTACCGGCGCTACCGTTCGGCGCCACGCCGGGCCCGGACCTCATCCAAGCGATAGTGCCGGCCTCGGCCTCATCCTCGACGACGCTCGTCGTCGCGGCGCCCGCCATCCTGCAGCCGTCGCCGACGGCCGCGTCCACGGCGTCGCTGGAGCTCATGATCGGCAGGACTAGCATGCCGCCGCTGCCGATAGAGGCGCTCGGCGTCATGAAGTCGGACGGTATGGCGCCGGTCGAGTCGTACGGCCCGGTCGCGGCGGTTGGCGCGCTCGGCCTGGAGTACAGCTGGATGGTCGCCGGGACGGCGGTCGTCGACCTGGCTGTGCGCGGTTGGGTGCTGCCGGCCCTGACCGCGGGGCTGGAGTGGGCCGCGCAGCTCAGGAACACGGTGACGTCCAACCTGGAGTGGAGGGCGCAGATGGCGACGAGCGCGGTCCTCCCGACTGAGGTCCTGTCGGAGGCATCAAGGCGCCTGCCTGTCGTCATGGAGGCCTTCGGCGTCGTCGGCGGCCTCTCGGCCGCGGTGGTGGAGAACCTCAGCCGGGTCGTCAACTTCGCCGGAAACTCGTCGACGGGGTTCCTCGACGTGAACATAGAGACGCTGCAGGTGTCCGTCCAGGTGCAGGACGAGGTCGACATCGAGCACCTCGTCGAGGCGACGGGGACCGCGACGGCGCCGGTCGAGGTCACGCTGTTCGCGGCCACGCCTGAGGCGGAGGTACCGATAGAGACGTTGAAGTCCGTGTCGGTTTCTGCGGTGCTCAGCGTGGAGGCGCTGACGAGGCCAATCGCGTCCGCCGCGGTGAACGTCGAGGCGGAGGGCTACGTCCTCGACAAGGGCCCGGACGACAGCGACAACCTCATAGTCAAGAGGCGGGTCGATATCGAGGATCTGCGCCCACGACGCGCTGGGATCACCATCAAGCAGTTCAAGTACTAGGCTTTGGCCGCGTGACGCGCGCGGCTAAGATCCTAGCATTGGGGGCCCCATGAAGAGCATCTCAGAGAGGATAGACGGCTGCAGGCAGGACCTGCGTGAGCTTGCCAGGTCCGCCTCCTTCTCGGCGTGTTCAGTGCGGCGGTTCGAGTACGACGGCATAGAGGTGGCCGTCATCGATGGCCCCAGGTTGGTAGTGAACGGGACAAACGCGTCGTACGTCGAGATGACGCTGAGGGCGACCGTGGACGGCGAGGATGTGCCGCTAGACAACCCGTTTCTGTTCGTGAACCCGCCGTACAGGATGGACGGCGGGGACGATGACCGCGACGCCGTGTTTGTCGAGGCGGTGGGTCAGGCCGTCGCACTGGCGACGCGTGGGAGCGGCTGATGCCGACAGTCACCATATACGCGGATGCGAGCGACCGCGACATCATTAGCGAGAACAGCGTCTGGTCGACAGCACGGAACGGCGCCGGCCTCGTGCTGAACTCGCTGACGGCGTCAGAGCCACTCTTCGGCACGCTGTACACGGGCACGTCGTATTCGGCTTTCGAATACTTCGTCAGGTACAACCTGTCGAGCATCCCGTCCGGCTCCACGTGCAATTCTGTGATCGACCAGGTCGTCGCCGGGTTCTCGTCAGGCATAGGCAACTCGTTCACACTATGGCATCGACAGAACGACTGGCCGGCGTCAGCGGTTGCGACATCGTTCTGGTTGAGCGGCAGCACTCAGGTCGGCGTCACGACCTTCCTGTCGTCCAGGCCGTTGGGCTCGTGGTCCGGCGGCACGATGTACAACCTGAGCGACAGCGGGAACCTGGTGTCCAGCGTCCAGAGCCGGTTCGGCGGCAACTTCGACACGTTCTTCTGCTCGGACAGGATGACGTCGCTCTCTGGGCCGACCGGCAACGAGTACGCTACCATACGCTCAGGCGACACAGGGACAACGACGGCCCCGAGGCTGTCTATAACGTACACGGCGCCCAACAACGCGCCGACGTTCCTCGCGTCTCCGTCCGTGGCGTACCAGGTGGTGGACAGCATCACGTCGCAGGCGACAGGCCCGCGCGCGTACGTCCAGATCAGCCTGATACCGGGGGACGCCGAGGGGACCAATATATCGGTCAGGCTGGAGCGATCGTCGGACGGCCTGGTGATGTCCGGCCCGGTGACCGTGGCGAGCGGCGCCTCGTGCGTGTTCACAATACCCTACAACATCAGCGGGCTCAGCGAGGGCGACAACACGTGCCGCGTCAGGCTGACCGACACGGTGAACGGCTCGCTGCAGACCGTCTCGGGCAACTTCACCGTCAAGCGCGACTCGACGCTGCCGTTCCTCAGCGGCACGATCACGACGTCGCCGGCGTCGGTCACGTCTGCGACCCAGTCGTACCAGGTGGTATTCACCCCGCGCGACGCGCAGGCGACTGGCTCTAGCCAGCTCAGGTACCAGGTGCACCGCAACTCGGACGCCGGCTCCGGGCCCGCCACGGCGAACGTGTTCCTGGGCGGCTCGAACGGCACCGCGTGCACCAACAACGTGCAGGTGACGACGCCGTCGGTAACCACGGACACGCTCATAAACGGTGCGAACCAGAGGTACGTCAGGTTCAGGGACTTCGCCGGCAACTGGGCCGAGTTTCCGTTCACGATAACCGCCGTCCTCAACACGCCAGTCGCGATGTCCCTCACGACCGCGGCCGGGCAGTCCGGCACGGCTGCGGGGGCCAACCAGGTCACGCTCGGCGCCCCAGAGGTGTTCCTGGCGGGGTCCATACAGACGGCCGCCGCGACGTCGTCGACGTCGCTTGCGCTGTCCACGCCGCAGAGGCTGCCTCTCGTCGCCGATGGCACGGCAGCCACCAGCCTGCTCCTGAGCGTCCCCGGGCGGCTGGCCGCGTTGCAACCGACGGCGACGTCGAGCACGGTGCTGGCTGTCTCGACGTCCGTCCCGGTGCTGGCGACGGCTGCCATCTCGACGTCGTCCGCCGACCTCGCGCTCGTCCTCCCATACCAGCTGTCGCCGACGCCGGCAGGCGTGGCGTCCACGGCGCTCTCGCTCGACGCGACGCCCGGTCCTAGACCGATATTCCCGGCGGCCGACGGCGTCTCCTCCGCGGCCGTCTCGCTCGCCACCACGCCGGTGGTGGCGTTCCTGACGCTGAACACCGCGGTCGGCGCGTCGACGGGGGAATCGACGCTCGCCGCCACTCCCGCCATAGCCTTCATCCTGGGCCTGCTGGCGGACGGCGCCTCGACCGGTCAGGGCAACCTCGGCGACACGCCAGGCTACCGCGTCGAGCTCGACCAGGTGACCTCGTCGTCGGCCGCGTCGCTGACGCTCATCATCGGGTTCCTGCTCTCCCTCAACCCGAGCGAGGCGTCGTCGGCCGCGTCGCTGACGCCGTCGGCCGCGTTCGCCCGGTCGGAGCTGCTGCCACTCGAGTTTCAGGGCGAGTTCCAGGTGGACCAGCAGCTGCCGATAGAGGCCGCTGCGTCGCCATCGGTCAGCCGCCAGGTGGAGTTCGAGTGGCTCGTGTCGCACGGCCAGGCCCGGTCGGCGCCGCTGGAGTGGGGGCGCATTCTGGGCCCGCTCGCCCCGGCGCCGCTGGAGTGGCGGGCGCAGACTGCCGTGGATGGCGAGTCAGGCCTGGAGACGCTGATACAGGTGACATGTACCATGCAAGCGCCGATAGAGGTCCTGGTCGGCCTCGCAGACGACGAGGAGATGGCTATCGGCGTCCCCGGTTGGGTGATAACACAGGCGCAGGCACCGATAGGCTCCAAGGTGGCGGTCGTGTCGCAGCCGATAGGGTACCCGTTGGAGTCTCTGGTCATATCCACCGTGGTGACGGCGGAGGCACCATACGAGCACCAGGAGGGCGTGCCGAGCGACGCCGTCGCGCCGGTGGAGTCGTCGTGGACGACAGAGCGCAGCGCGGAGTCGAGCCTTGAGTGGACCGTGCCGGTGACGGCGTCAGCGCAGGCGCCATTTTCCTCGTACGTCGGTCTCCGTGCCAATGCTGCGATCCCAGTCGAGGCAAAGGGCTGGGAGCTGTCCATAGGGCCGAACGCGGAGGCGGACCTCGTGGTACAACGCGGGCCTGTGGCCGAGACGCTGCTGATCCATCGCGTGCAGTCCAAGGACAAGATCAGGGTGTTCATACCCTAGGTTTCTGGCCTCAGGCGGTGGCGCCACAATCAAGTGGTGGCGACCATCAAGTTCCCGGAGGGGACCACCTACCGGCAGCAGTACACCCTGTACGACGAGACCGGCCAGGTCATAGACCTGACCGGGGCGGAGCTCGAGTTCGCCGCGTTCACGCCCAGCCAGTCGCGAACTGGCGTGGTAGCACCGTTCCTCAGCAAGCAGATAGGCAGCGGCGTGTCCGTGAACGATCCCGCCACCGACGGCGCGCTGATAATCACTTTCAACCCAGCCGACACGGTGGACAAGGCTGGAGTGTACGAGTGGGAGCTGGAGCTGCGCGAGATAAACGGCGACGTGTGGCAGGCCGGATCAGGCGTGCTCGTCGTCCAGCCCGGCAGGCGACTGGACGCGTAGGAGGCAAACATGGCTGGAGTGTTTCCCAACGCTGCCGAGGACCTCGTGCTGAAGCTGCTCATCAATCAGGCCAGCCCGCAGTCGCTCGTGCTGAAGCTGTTCACCAACGATGTGACGCCTGGGGAGACAGACACGGAGGCGACGTACACGGAGGCCTCCGGGCACGGGTACGCACCAGCGACACTGACGCCGGGGACGTGGACCGTGACGACAGGGTTCCCGTCGCAGGCGGCGTATCCAGCGCAGACGTTCACCTTCACGGGCCCGCTCGGGAACGTGTATGGGTACTACCTCACGCAGGTCTCCAGCGGAAAGCTGCTGGTGGCTGAGCGGTTCCAGGACGCGCCACTGGTCGTGGCCAACAACGGCGACGAGATCAGGGTCTCGGTCGCGATGACGTTGGACTAGTATGGGATCCACATGCTCACGATAGACAAGCAGCCACCGGCAATGACGGAGGAGATCACGATGACGCTCCTCGAGGACCTGAGGACCGCGATCAGCGCCGTCCTCAAGAACACGCTTCCGTCGCTGCCGGTGACCGTCGAGCTGATGACTGGCCGGCAGCGCGGGCTGGTGGTCCGCGTGGGCAGGGACGCCGAGCCGAGGTACCCAGGCTTCGTCGACGCGAGCGCTGTGGTCCGCCCGCAGCGAAACAGGCTGACGTACCTGGGACTGCACACACTTCCGGACGAGGGGTAGGTCGATGGCCAACAACATGAGTGATTACCTGGAGGGCCTGCTCATCGGCTACCTCTTCAGGACGAGCACGACGCTCACGACGAAGCCGACTACGATCGCCGTCGCGCTCGCGACGTCGACGCTGACGGACGCCAGCACCGGCACGCTCGGCGCCTCCGAGCCGGCCACGGCTAACGCCTACCAGCGTCTGAATGGCGAGGGGGGCCAGGGCACCGGGAACGTCAACCCACTCGACGCCAACTGGGCCGCTCCGTCCGGCAACAACGGCACGACGAGCAATTCGAACGTGCTCACGTTTCCGACGTGCACGACCGCCCCGTGGGGCTCCATCACCGACGTCGCCATATGCGACAACGTCACCAGGAACGCTGGGAACATCTGGTTCTATGGCGCCCTCAGCTCGGCGAAGACGGTCGGCGTCGGCGACATCTTCCGGTTCAACGCCAACACGCTGCAGGTCCAGCTCGACGGCTAAGGTTTCGCCCGCCCGGCGGCGGGCGTCACCATTTACGCATACCACTATGGGGTGATGGCTAGATGGCCAACGCGCTCTACGACGCCGGTCGCGAGGCATTCCTCAACGGCGACATCGACTGGACCAACGACGACATCAGGGTGATCCTGGTGGATGCCGCCGACTACACGGTCAACCTGTCGACGCACGACTTTCTGGACGACGTCATAGCCGGCGCACGTGTAGCCACGTCCAGTGCGCTCAGCGGCAAGACGACCACGGCCGGCGTCGCGGACGCGTCAGACGTGACGTTCAGCACGGTGACGGGCGACGTCTCCGAGGCGCTCATCATCTACAAGCACACCGGCACGGAGTCGACGAGCGCGCTCATCGCGTACATCGACACGGCGACCGGCCTGCCTGTGACGCCGAACGGCGGCAACATCACGGTCACCTGGGATAACGGGGCCAACAAGATATTCAAGCTGTAGTTCGGAGCTATCGGAGTCCACCCGGCATGAGCGAGCTTCCAATCTTCAATGAGGTGATCGTACAGGGCGTACCCGCACAGGCCACCTTTAGCTTCGCTCTGCAGCAGAAGGTGCGACCGTCTGAGACGGTGTCAGTCAGGTCTGCCGAGGACGCGGATCGGGCATTGGGCGACGACGGAAACGAGCATCACTGCCCGCTCTGTAACGAGTTCTATGGCACGGAAGCGTTCAAGGCCCACGCGCCGGAGTGCATCCGCGTGCGGGCGCCGCGGCGCAGGGTATGGACGCCGCCTGGCGTCAGCAACGCCCTAGCGGTCTTCTCGGACAGGCGCGGTGGTGTCTGATGGCAGTGACTGCCTACTGGTTCGCACCAGCCTTCATATCGGCCTTCGATAAGGAGATCGATTACCTGGCTGACACGATAAAGATGCAGCTGCACACGAGCAGCTACACGCCAAATCAAGACACGCATGTCTATCATGGCGATCTTTCCGCGGAAGTGGCGAACAGCAATGGCTACAGCACCGGCGGCGTGACCTTGGGGACCAAGTCCAACTCGTCTAGCACCAACGTCGTGACGTTTTATCACGCCAATCCGGTGTGGACGAGCACATCGACGGGGTTCACGGCCCGTATAGCTGTGACGCTAGACACGACACCCGGCTCGTCGGGCACCAACCCGCTGTTGTGGTGGATGGATTTCGGCGAGAACAAGACGCCGAGCGGCGGCGGAACGCTAACAATATCTATGTCGGGTGGGCAGGCGGCTACTATAACGGCTGCGAATGCGCCGTAAGCGCCGTGGAGAGCGTCGTTACGGTATCGAGCCAGCACACGACCGCGGCATCGCGCGTCGTGCGGTTCTGCATAGCAAACACCGACGTCCATAACGGCACCGTCGGCGCGGGGATCGACTGATGGCGTACAAGAACATCATCGGGTTCGAGACCGGCGACCTGTTGGAGGCGAACAGCACCACCGGCACGCAGTCCGTGCAGACATCGGTGGTGAGGAGCGGTGACTACGCGCTCCGAGTGAATCCAAGCAGCTCATCAGCTTACTACCGCGTCGGCGCGCCGACGGCCGCCGCGCGGCACGACTCCAACGGCATAAACGGCGTGTGCGCCGTTCAGGTGCACTTCAGATGGGCCTCCATGGGTGGTGGCACGTCTGAGATATTCTCCGCCTACAACAGCACCAACGATGTGTGGACGGTCACCATAAACTCTGGGACAGGGGAGGTGGCCATAGCGAACGGCGTTGGGGGAACGTCGTCGCCGGTGGCCGTGCTGGCCGCCGACACGTGGTACACGGTGGACGTCAGGCTGAACGGCAGCAACTGGGAGTGCCGAGTTGACGGCGGTGCGGCGCAGTCTGTGGCGCAGAATCCAGCCGTCGCGGTCCAGTGGTTGGATCTCGGCGTCCACGGTAACGCCACGTATGACTTTTATTACGATGACGTGCTGGTGAACGACACGTCAGGGTCGTGGATAGACGACCAGATGGTCACCAGGCTCACCGTGGACGGGAACGGGACCGTCCCGGCATCATTCTCTGACTCGCCGGACAACGGCGCTAGCAACGAGTGGATGGCCCTCGACGAGGTCCCGCACGATGGCGCCTCCACGTACGTGCAGACGGGAACAAACGCGCTAGAAGTCGCATGGTTCACCTGTATCTCCACGGCCACGGCCGGCATAGTCAGCGCCATCAGCACGGTGAAGACAATAGGCATACTCGGAGAGTCAACGTCTACCACCACGCAGGCTTACATCAGGACCAGATCCGGGACTACAAACTCTGACTCAACATCGACAGACGTCGGCAACACGTCGTTTGTGCTATTCGCGAAGCTGAACGACACAGACCCGGCGACAGGTTCCGCCTGGACGTCCGGCGGCGTAGACGGGCTGAACATAGGGTTCGGGCAGGGAGCTGACACATCCAGGTTTAGGGCGACAGCGCTGTATGCCATGGTGGCGCACATAGCGCCAATATCGGCGACGGTCGTCGGTGCGGTGGCCGCTGCGGATGCGGAGGCCATCCCGGCCTCCTCCGTGACAGCGCTGACCTGGATATCGCCGACCGGGCTGGCCTCCGCCGAGGCGTTCGGCGGATGCACCGTGGACGCCCCCATATCTGGGCCTGAGCCGGACGGGATAGCCTCCGTGGAGGCGTTCGGGACGCCGACCGTCTCGTACGAGGTCGCGCCGTCCGGCATAGCCTCAGCGGAGGCCTTCGGGTCCCACAGTCTCACGACCGGCGAGGTCTTGGTGTCGCCGACAGGGATGGCGTCGGCGGAGGCCTTCGGCTCGGGCACGGTGACGCCTGGCACGGTGACCGTCTCGCCGTCCGGCGTGGCCTCCGCGGAGGCCTTCGGATCGGCGTCAGTCGGGCATGAGGTGGAGCCCTCGGGCGTGGCCTCCGCGGAGGCCTTCGGCTCCGCCACCGTCGTCCCCGGCGGCGTGACAGTCTCGCCGTCCGGCGTGGCCTCCGCGGAGGCCCTCGGCTCCGGCACGGTGACGCCGGGCGCAGTGACCATGTCGCCGGCTGGGATGGCGTCCGCCGAGGCTTTCGGCGCCGTTCGCGTGGACCTCTCGCTGGACGCGGCTGGCGTGGCCTCCGCGGAGGCCTTCGGCTCCGCCACCGTCGTCCCCGGCGGCGTGACAGTCTCGCCGTCCGGCGTGGCCTCCGCGGAGGCCCTCGGGTCGGCGGTCGTCTCTACCGGCACCGTGACCGTTGTGCCAGATGGGGTCGTTACGGGCGAGGTGTTTGGCGCGACGACTCTGACCACAGGTGCCGTCACGGTCTCCCCCGACGGGGCGGCCTCGGCCGAGGCCTTCGGCGTGGCCGTCGTGGGCCTGTACGCTGTCACTGTCGGCATATCGTCAGGCGAGGCCTTCGGCTCGCATACGCTGACGCCTGGTGACGTGTCCGTTTCGCCGAGCGCCGTGGGCTCGGCGGAGGCGCTCGGCGACGCGGTGGTGAACACCGGCAGCGCGACTGTCCAGCCTGATGGAATTGCGTCGGCGGAGGCCTTCGGCTCCGTCGTCGTCACGCCAGGCGGCGTGTCCGTCTCGCCGTCCGGCGTGGCCTCCGCGGAGGCCTTCGGCGTCATCCTGTTGGGTAATGAGGTCGATGCGTCGGGGATCGCGTCGGCTGAGGCCTTCGGCTCGGCGACGCTGACGGTCGGTGATGTGGCCGTCTCGCCGTCGGGGTTGACCTCCGCCGAGGCGTTCGGAACGCACGTTCTGACCACGGGCGAGGTCTCCATGAGCCCGTCTGGCATCGCCACCGCAGAGGCGTTCGGTGCGCTGGTCATCAGCCTCTTGCTGGAGACGTCGGGGGTGGCTTCCGCTGAGGCTTTCGGCTCCGCGGCCCTCTCCGTAGAGATCGCCGCGCAGTCGATGACCACAAGCGAGGCGTTCGGCTCCGCTGCCGTCACCGCTGGCCAGGTGACCGTCTCGCCCTCAGGCGTCGCTTCTGAAGAGGCCTTCGGCTCCGCCACGGTCGAGGTCGGGAACACGATACTCACCGACGCCGGCGGCATCCCCTCGGCAGAGGCTTTCGGCCAGATCGCGCTCTCTGTCATGAGCCTGGCGAGCTCCGTTCTGTCGGCGGTCACGTCGCTCGTCGCTGACGCAGAGGCGATCAGCTACGTGGACGGAGACTGTGCGCTCGTATCATCGTCGTCTGCGACCTTCGACCCGGCGCTTGTGGTGGACGGGACCGCATCGTTGGTGTCGACAGCTTCCGCATCCGCCGCTGCGGTGGCGGTTTTCATCCGTGACGGCTCCACTGCGCTGGTGCTCGGCACCAACAGCTCAGGGTACAAGGCCAAGACATACTCGTACGACGGCACCGTCTCAGTCGCGTTGGGATCAGCCTCGTCAGTCAGCAGGGCCTACCTGAGGCACGGCTCAGCGAGGCTGATGCTCAACCCCAACGTGCTAGCGGTGGACGCCGTCGCGCCGTTCGAGCTGCTTCCGTTCAGGAGGACCGAGCGCGGGCTGACAGTCCGCCTGCTGATGAAGGGCGGGTACGTGAGGCTTCTGATGGACGGCGGCCAGCGGCACACTGTTAGTGCAAACTCCTCGGACGGTGCTTGATGGTCAGCGTGTCAGTCCCCACCAACTGCGGCCCGTTCTTCGCAGGCGACTCGGGCCCGTCGTTGGACCTCATATTCCTGTGGGACACCGGCGGCTACGTGGACATCACGAGGTCAAACATAGACGTGACGGTGCGGCGCTGGGACTCCAGGTCCAAGCAGCCGGTGGGTCCAGTGATCACCTCCGGTCCGGCGCTCATAATAGACGGGCTGAACGGCCAGGCGTCGTTCCAGTGGGCGTACGCTGACCCGCTGCCCAACGTCCCGTCCGACTCTGGCTGGTACGTGCTGCAGGCGCGCGTCCTGCTGCGCAACGGCGCGGAGCAGGCGAGCCAGCGCGCGGTGTTCGAGGTTCTCCCGGCGTAAACGTCTTGGAAGGGTTTTATTTGGCCCAAATGGCCAATAAAGTCTTTTGTAGCATGGCGTTCCCGCGAGCGCCACACGGGAGTCAGGAGAGACAATGTCAATCAAGAGTCTCATCAAGCTTGCCGAGAACCCGGGCTTCGACGAGTTCGAGGACGACGCCTTCGGCGGCGGGGACGGCATGGGCGGCGACGACGACATGTTCGGCGGCGAGCCAGATGGTGACGAGTTCGGCGGGGGCGACGACATGTTCGGCGGCGACGACGAGTTCGGCGACATGGGCGACCCGGAGTTCAAGGGCAAGCGAGTCAGCGGCCCGAGGACCAAGCTGGCGTCGATGGACGACATGCGTGCCGTTCAGTCCGCCATCGGGAAGCTCGCCAAGAGCGTCGGCGCGCTCGCCAAGGTCCAGAAGGCCATGCTCGAGAAGGGCGGCTACATGGACGAGGTCGACGAGGACGAGGACGACGAGTCCCTGAACCTCGGCGCCGGTGGCACTGCCGCGGCCTCCAAGGTCGCGAAGGACGACGCCGCCTCCTCCTTCGGCGAGAAGGATTCCAACGCCGTCGGCAACAGGCCGTACGACCAGACGTCCCCGGGCGAGAACGACACCATCATCCAGGGTGCCCCGTCCGACGGCCCCGGCCCGGTGAGCAAGGCTGAGCTCTCGGCGATGGAGCGCAGGCTCGCGACGAGGCTCGATAGGGCGGTCCGCCAGGCGCTCGTCAAGAGCGGCCAGGTCGCCGTCAGCCGGGCGCAGACGCCGGGACCTGGGACCTCGACCAAGCTCGAGAAGGCCGGCAGCCAGCCGCACCCGGAGCAGCTCCGCAAGGACCTCTCGGGCCGCTCATTCTCGGAGATCAACAGGCTCCGCGCTGAGCTCGGCGAGCTCCCGAGCTCGGTTCTGTAGGGAGAGAGCAACATGGAGTTCATGGGCAGCACCATCAACAAGGCCGCGACCTACCAGCCGGCCACCATCGCAGACTGGCTGCAGAGGACGCCTGGCGGGACGAACGTCAGCTATGGCTACTTCGGACCCAACAGCTCGGTCCTGTCGAAGGACATCACCGCGGCCGGCTCGCCGACCATCGGGTCTGACTTCTTTGTCAACACCTATGGCCAGAAGGTCTGGGACTCGCTCAACAGCCAGACCCGCCTCTTCAACCTGATCAGGAAGGTCGCGTGGGGCAACACCACCGGCTACCGCATCAGGTCCGGCCGCAACACCTCGACCACGGCCGTCTCCGAGACTGGCGCGCTTCCGACCATCGCGAAGCCGACCCTCGAGAAGGTCCACGTGCAGCCGGTGTTCATCGTCACGTCGATGGGCGTCTCGGCGCTCGCGCAGTTCCTCGGCACCCTTGAGGGCGGCATCGGCGATGCCCTCGCGGTGGCCCAGGAGACCGCGATGATCGACCACATCAAGCGCATCAACCAGATGCTCACCGCCTCCTCCGTCCAGCGCGTCGTCGCCGGCGCGGCCTCGGCCTCCGCCTCGACCGTCATCGACGCCACGTGGCTGACCGAGGGCGACGTCGTCCGGGAGCTGGGCCAGTCGACCGACCTCACGGTCAGCGTCGGCGGCACGAGCACCTCGGTGACCTTCACCGGCGGCTCCACGACGACCGACCGCCTCATCCGCGTGGTGAGCAGGGCCGGCCTCCAGTCCATCGACGACGTCGTCGACCGCACCGCCAGGGTGCTCGACCCGGCCGTCACGGCGACCAACGCCGAGGCCGCCGGCTACGGCAACCTCACGATCGCCAGCCGCGACCTGGGCAGCTGGAGCGCGGGCCAGGTGTTCGAGCAGGGCGCCGGCCTCCTCCGTCACATGTCGACCGGCCTCATCGACAAGGCCATCGACGAGGTCCGCCGCAACGCCGGCGAGCCTGACCTCATCGCGACCGGCATCGAGCAGGTGACGCGCCTCGGCACCATCCTGCAGGCCAACCAGCACTTCATCGGTGAGGGCACCTTCCAGGTGAAGCAGGGCGGAGAGGGCACGCTCCTCGGCTACCCGACCGGCTTCCAGGTCGCGACGTACAAGGGCATCCCGCTCTTCCACGACTTCGACATGGCCACGTCCTGGCAGGCCTCCGGCAACGGCGACGCCAAGCGCGGCGCCAACATGTACGTCCTGGACACCAGGTTCCTGGAGCTCCCGGTCCTGTTCACAACGCAGTACCTGGAGTCGAGGGACTACCTCCAGAACAACATGCTCGGCATCAAGGCCATCTTCCTGACCTCGCTGCAGCTCCGCTGCTACGACTTCGTGAAGCAGGCCAAGATCGTCGACCTGTCGGACGGCACCAACCTCACCTAGTAGGTGAGCGGCCGCAGAACCTCCATCGGGAGGGCCCGCAAGGGCCCTCCCGTTTTCGTACCATGGACGCATGGACCTGCTCTCACAGATAAACCTCTCCATAGAGGCCGCCGCCAGTGCGCTGGAGCTGGCGAAGCCGAAGGGGAGGCCGGGCGCCCACCGTGACCGCGACGACCACCCGGAGGAGCTGCGCGTGTACGTGCAGAGCCGCGGGCAGGTTCCGTCCGGCAGGTCCGTGTTCACCGGCGCCGACGGCGGTCACTACTACCTGAAGTCGCCGAGCGAGGCTGGCGGACGCGCGTCGGCGGGGCAGGCCGGCAAGCACAACGCCGAGAGGCGCCCGCCGCCGAGGTCGCTCAGTCCGAACCGCTCCGTCCAGACGATAGTCGCCGCCGCGTACGAGCAAGGGTGGGGCGCGGAGAAGACCGGGACCAACCACATCCGGATGTACCCGCCGGACCCCGGCGAGCGGCCGTGGGGCATCCCGTGCACACCGTCCGACGTGAGGTCGCTGAAGAACGCGATCGCGCCGATGAAGCGAGCCGGCTTCGTCATGCCGTCGGGCGTCTGATCCTATGTGCGCCCCCAGCAGGATATTCAGGGCCGGACCGGACCCGCGGGAGGGGTCCGACGGGCACCCGATAAGCCTCTGCGACCGCGTCCCGCCGGGCCACTACGCGCTGGTGAGGGGCGTGTCCCATGGCTCCCTCTGGACGGCCGGCGCCTACGCCGCCACCTACGGGCTCCGCGGGCTCATCCTCCAGCTAGGCGACGCAGAGACGGGCCCACCGCTGCCGGCCAGCCGTGGGCTGGGCGCCACGCCGGAGCAGCTGCTGTATGCCGACACCGTCGACTCGCTGCTGGCCAGGTCGCCGTTCGTCGGCGAGATGCCTGGGCCGGTCACGTTCAGGGCGAGGGGCCTCGCTTTCGGCGTCTCCATGCGGATGGGCTCGTGGGCGCTGAAGTACCCTGCGGCCGCCGGGACCGAGCTCGCCGAGCTCAGGAACAGGACCGGTGCCGACTTCGCCGTCGCTGACCTTGACACGCCGGCGTGGCGGACGGACCCGCGCGCCGGGTACGCCGCCGTGGTCCTCTCGGCGGCTGCCCAGAAGCAGTTCCGCAAGTCCGACTACGCGCCAGGAACGCCGAGGCTGTCGGCCCACTACCCGCTCTTCCTGACGCTGCCACAGTCGCCCGCCTCCAGCCCGGGGTTCCTCTCGCCGGGCGGCGCCTTCGAGCCGACCGCGAACGGGTTCACCGGGCCGAAGACGTTCCCGATGCCACGCGTGGCGGCCGGCGCCAGCGCGTCCGCGCTCGCCACCGCGTGGACGTGGGCCAGGCCGTGGGACTCCGCCGGCGGTTCCGTGACGCAGCTGGCGGTCATGGTGGACGCCAGGTCCGGCGGCAACGTCGGCTCGGTGTCTGACCTGTCGACGGACGAGGACCCGAACGGCGGCCTGACGGTGGTCCACCCGACGAGCAGCCGCCCGTTCTACTCGGTGCACACCGGCATGGTCGTGTTCGACGACCTGATGGCGGTGGTGGCCAGGCTCGGCATAGGGCTTGGCAGGCGGCCCACGACATGGTGGGATTTCGACGGGCCGGCGAACGTGACGCAGGGCATATGGGTGCCCAGCTGGAGCCCGGACCCGCCGCCGGTGGCGACGGTGGACGCGCCGTGGCGCGACCCGTCGCTCGGCGCCGGCCTGGTGCTGGAGCTGGAGAACTGGAAGTGCGGGCACACCGGCGGCGGCTCTGGGTATCTGCCAGACAGGGTGATCATCAGCGGGCCGGCGTGCGCGCCGTACCGGTCGCCGGTCAGGAGCTGGATGACCTGGTGCGGCCAGTGGATGACGGCGCCGGCCGCCTTCTCGGCCTTCGACCACAAGGTGGACGGGCTCGTGCACACGTTCGCCGGGACGCCGTCGAGGGGCGACGAGGGGCTGTACCCGCTCCTGATAGAGGTGACCGGCGTCCAGGGCCAGCCGGGCCTCCCCGTGTTCGGTAGGACGCAGATGTCCACGTCGGTGAGGGTGTTCCCCAGGCCGGACGCCGGGGTGGCGTACAGGCCGAGCCCGCCGGAGTCCGTGCCGGGCGCCGGGCAGCTACACCACGGCGGGGCCACGACCGACTGGGGGCACCGGGTCCCACACGAGTGGCTGTCCGCCGACCAGTGGTGCTACGGAGCCGGCGCCGACTCCACGTACGTCGGCTCTGTGAGGCCGTCGCCAGGCGGCCAGCCCGTGCGGCAGAACACGACGGTCGCCAAGGCGCTGGCGTGCGGCAGCAGCTACATACCGGAGCACCTGTACACGCTCCTGGACGTGTGCAACCGGTACGGCTCCGGCGCCATAGCGCCGGTGTGCAACACGTTCGAGTCCGTGGCCGAGTGGCTCGGCTTCGTCTACGGCGCTGCGGTCGCCCTCACCGGCAACGACTACGCGAACCTCGACACTGACGGCCGCGGCGGCCCGTACGACATGATGCCCGTCCCCACCGCGGTCGCCACGGCGAGGGCCGCCCTGGACCCGGCCTTCATGGTCGACCTGGCGGCGCCGTACCTGTACAACGCCTGGGTGGACGCGAACAACGCCCTCAGCCCGTGCTTCCCGGCCATCTACTCGCAGCGCGTGACCCACGCGCTCACACACTTCGCTGACCAGACTGGCAGCTTCCCGGGGGCCCACGGGTACGACTACTATCCCAACGGCTCCGTGCACCACGGGCGCGGCTGCGACTCGCTCGGGCTCAGCGTCTCGCTGATGATGAGGCTGCCGGCCGCGATCGTCGCGGCGGAGTGCATGAAGCAGCTGATAATGGCGGGCGGGCTCGTGACCCCGCCGACGTCCGGCGGCCAGACCGGCGGTGGCGACCCGCCCACCAGCGGGCTCATACCGTGCCCGGTCGACCCCGGCACCGCGGTCATCATAGACGGCGGCCGGTGCGACGACCACCTCGCGTCGTCCTCCAGGTGCGGGTGCCCGGCGCTCGACCTGTCCGGGGTCAGCGGCATCACGACGGGCGTCTACCCGATCAGGTCGGTGTGCTCCGGCACGCTGTCGTTCAGGGACTGGGACCCCCGGCCGGGCGGCGGCCTCGGCATATACGCGGAGACGGCCTGCAGCGACGGCCGCAGGTTCAGGTACAGTCACCTCGACCCCGCCAGCCTGTCGCTGTCGCCGGCGCCGGGCTCGTCCGTGTCGCAGGGCACGCTCATCGGCCTGATGGGCACGACCGGCTACTCCGACGGCGTCCACCTGCACTTCGAGGCGTGGAACAGCGCCGGCGACGCGGTGTGCCCCGAGGGCCTGCTCCCCTCCGGCTGCCCTTAGCGGTATGATGAACGCATCGAGCGCGTGGAGCTGCAGGGCGCAGCGGCCGGCTTTCAATCCGGGCCACGGCGGGTTCGATCCCCGTCACGCGCTCCAAAAGGAGACCAGGATGAGCTTCGGCTGAATGGCCCGGGACTAGGTCCCCGCCTCCGGTACGTTGAAGGCGCAAAACATCGGCGATTTCGACAGACACAACGTCACGGAGGACGACTCATGGACACGGGAACGGTGTACCTCAAGGTGAAGCTCAAGAGCCTCGCCGAGGAGGCGCGGATCATCAGGCGCGAGGAGGTCCGCCGCCGGGCGCCGAGGCGCAAGACTTTCCAGGCCAGGTACGGCGAGCAGTGGCTCGAGCCGTACACCGAGGCGATCGCCAGGTGGCGGGCTGATGCCCGCGTCCAGCGCGAGCGCCACGAGCTCTACCACCACAGGGTCGACGACGTTCGCTCGGAGGCGAGGCACACGCTCATCGCGTACGCCTTCTTGCGCGGGAAGGGCTTCGACAGCCTCATGGGCCGCAACGGGCTGTTCGGGCGCGGCGAGATGCGCTCGTACAAGATCAACTGGAAGCGCGTCTTCACGCTCGTCGAGCGCTACGGTGCCAGGTCGTTCTGGACGAAGGAGCTCGGGCAGACGGCCGCTGACGCCGACGTCAAGGCCGCTCAGGTCGCCCAGATGGAGGCCTTCCGCGCATGGGCGAACGACGCCTGCGCGCCGCACAGGGCCTTCTTCGGCGGGGCCTAGCCGCTAAGTGGTCCTACTTTGACGGGCCGACGCTCAAGCGCCGGCCCGTCCTGGTATCATGGGTGAATGGAAAAGACAGCCGTTATCAGCATCGATTACGATGAGTTCACCCCCGGCAGCTACCGGGCCACCGTGGTTACCACCTACCCGACGTTCGGCGGCGGCCCGGAGCCGATCGACTCGCAGAGGTTCAGCAACGGGTCGCTGGCCGCCGATTGGGCTGACGCCGTCGAGCACGCGAAGCGGTCTGACGCGCACGTCATCGCCAGCAGTGCCTGTGACAATTTCTGCGCGGACGACGCCGACAACGGCCCCGTGCTCGCCCTCCTCCTGGATGGGACGTTTGGCGCGCGCTGAGCTGATGGCAAATGGCCAGGTGGCGGCCGTGTGCCCGTTCTGCGGCTTCAGGCACGCGTACGACAGGCCGGTCTCGTACCCGGCCACGGCGGCATGCTGGTGCGACCACAGGACGGTGCTGACGTTTGAGCTGGAGGAGCCCATCCCAGGCGCCGATGTCCGCGGTACTATCAAGGGTAAGGAGCAGTGACAGAAGATGCCTTCACCAACGACGACCCCGACGACGACACCAACCACGTCCCCGAGCGAGTCCCCGTGGCCGGAGCGGTACACGGATCCGGCGAAGATCTGCCCGCAGCAGAGGCGGGAGGGCGCGTCTCCGGACGTGGAACCGTAGCCTCGCCGCAGGGCTCCGTCAGCAGGTATACGATGGACCGCATGAGGGAGCTCCTGCTGAATGATCCGGACCGCCGGCCGCCGGAGCCTCAGGTGTCTGCATCTCTCGACTGGGCGTGGCTCGAGCACTACGCGCAGCCACTCGAGTGGACCACCGTCGAAGACACGGGGACGCGCGATTGGGCCCCCAGGCTGGCGGTCTACTCAGGCAGTCTCACCGGGAGAATATCGCGCGCTATGCCATTGAGCTGGTACAACATCTACGTCGAGCCGATTGAGCCGATCGACATGGGGGACCATATGACGTTTGTGCAGCTGTCGGACCGGGAGGTCTCGACGTTCGATTCGTCCAGGGTGGACCCGAGCTACGGCCGGAGGCTGAGATGCTTCGCATCGATGGTGCACTGGGTCACCGACCCCGAGTCGCGCCTGCTCGGGGCGGCGCTTCGCGACGAGAGGGCGGTGTTCCTCTCGCCGGAGAGCGGGTCGATGACGTACTCGGAGCTGTACGATTGGATCTCGACGTCGCAGTCGGAGGCCGCCGCGACAGTGCGCGACGCGCTCTCGAAGTGGACGCTGAGGCTAGGGTCGGGCGACCGGCCGACGTACCGCGCCGGCAGCATCGAGCGGCCGCAGCAGCGCAGCGTGCGCGACCCGGACCTCCCGCCAGCCCTCCAGGACCTCGGCGACGAGATCAACGAGGACATCCGCGAGGCGCTGGTCGGGCTTGACGACCCGGACGCGTACTACCCTGGCGTCGACTCAGGCATAGAGCCCGTGTCGGACGATCACGTGAGGCTCGTGATATGGGCGATGCAGCGCGAGCTCGACCGCGAGCTGCGGGCGATCGGGGCCGGCGGCATTCCGCTCCCGGCAGCGCCGCTCGAGCAGCTCCCGTGGCGGTTCCAGCGCGCCCTCGCGGAGCGCCGTCGCCTGCGCTACGCGCAGTGGGGCATCACCGGTGAGGTGTGGCGTTCCGGGTCGTGGTCGCTGTGGGACGTCCCGGAGGACGAGGCGTACATCCCGCGACGGGCCAAGCGGCTGTGGTGGCCGCGCGGCGAGCAGTCGCCGGAGGTTGTCTCGTGGTGGGACTCGGTGATGGCCTCCGGCTGAGGCCTGGAGGGCTATCTTGGGTAAGAAGCACAGGCACGGGCACAAGAACCGCCCGATCCTGAGGATGATGGTCAGGAACGGGGGTGGTGGTGTGGTCGTGAAGCGTCAGCATCCGGTCGGCGTCATCGGCGGTGGGCAGCAGGCCGCGTACCTCTCCAGGTGGCTGGAGTCTGGCGGGCAGGAGGTCGTCAGGCACGACCCGGTGGCCGGCAGCGCAGCGGAGCTCGACAAGAGGTGCAGGACCGTGTACGTCTGCCTGGACACGCCGATGTCGAACTGGGGAGGCCCGGCCGACGTCGGCGGCGTGAGGGCGGCCGTCGCCTCGATGGCCTCGGCCAAGACGGTGGTCATCAGGTCGACCGTCCCTCCCGGCACGTGCCACGGGCTCCAGGCGGAGTTCCCGTACCACGTCGTGCTCCACAGCCCGACGTTCGACACGGACTCGGCCTCGTATGAGGACTTCTGCTCGCCGTTCGCGCAGGTGGTGGGGTACGTCGAGCCGTTCCGGTCCATAGAGGCGCATGCCGTCAGGAACGCGCTCCCGCCCGGGCGGTTCACGGCTGTGGCGGACGCCAGGACCACGGAGATGGCGAAGTACGCGCTCAACTCGCTGTTGGCCACGAAGGTCGTATGGGCCAACCAGGTGGCCGCGCTCAGCGACGCCGTCGGCGCAGACTACGAGTTCGTCAGGACGCTAGTGTCGGCCGACGCCAGGGTCGGCGACGGCCACCTCGTGGTCAGGTACGACGGCCGTCCGGGGTTCGGCGGGAGCCTCCCGAAGGATCTGGCCGGCATCCTCGCTGTGGCAGACTCCGCCGGCGTCGACGTCTCGCTGCTGAGGGAGGTGTGGGTCGCAAACGACGCTACGCGGTTCGGAAACCGGCCTGCCTGACTGACAGCCCCTCCAGCGCGCTCTTGAAGCGGGCGATGGCCATTGCGGCCCTCGCCCGCCCGACGTCCATGTGGCCGTTTCTGGCGTCGTCCAGCGCGGCCAGCACCGCGGTCCTGAGCTCCTCCCGGACCCGGATGTACTCGGTCACCTCCGGCTCCCTGAGTATTTCGTCCACGATGGAGTCCGTCAGCTCCTCGACTGTCATGGCCTGCCCGCCGTGACTGGCGGTTCCATGCGGCGCGCGATCCAGTCGTCTATCACGCTTGCCTTGTGCGGCGTCCTGACCACGAACCGGCCGCGGGGGCCCCTGTACACGGTCACGCCGTTCGGGCCGCGCTCGTCGGTCGACAACCGGATGATTGGCATCACTCGTTTCTTTGGCATATCTCTGTCTCCTACGTGTCTCTGTGTTCCTCAGCAGCGAGACATTCACCGTAACTACGGGTCGAATGCGCGTGAGCCGGGTCCCGACCAACTGATATCGAACCGTAACATGGCCGCCCGCCACATTCATAATGTACCGAAGCAGAGGCAGGTCCTGACCTGGTATCATCTATATACGCATACGCGCGGAGGTCAACCGTGAGGCTCTGGTTCATGTTCAGCGTCGGTATGTTGACGGGAGCGATGGGCATTATCGCATGGGCGGTCACGGGTGACGCGGCCGCCAAGAGGAGAATTGGTTGATGTTGAGAATTGCGCTCAGGCACGGCCTGCTGGCGGTGGCCTTGGCCATGGCAGTGGCGCTGCTGTGGTACTCGCACGGCAACGCCGGGCCCAGCGCCGGCGACAAGTACGCCGTCACGTTCGTGGACGCTAACGGCGGGTTGGTCACGCTGGAGGCCATGGTGGTCCCGGGCGCCGATCCAGTCGCCGTTAGGGCGGAGCTCGTCGAGCTCTACGGCTCCGACGAGGAGCAGGCCTTCAGTTTCACCGGGTTCACCAAGCCGTCCCCGTCGCACTTTGCCTACAACCCAGACGGGCAGCATGCTGCGATCGCTGGCGCGTCCGCATCGCTGGCGTACGCCGCCGCCGCGTGGCGCGTCAGCTCCGCGTTCGAGTACGAGTTTGATGGGCTTACTGACCGGGTGTCCACCCGGTGCACCGGCGGCATCGACGGCGCCAACACCATCACCTGGGGGCTGCTCGGACAATCGTCCATTCTCGCCATCTCCTGCAGCTCGGACATGCAGGAGTGGGACGTCATGTTCAACGGTAACGCCTCGTGGGGCTCGATCGACTTCAAGACAGTGGCCATGCACGAGCTCGGCCACTCGCTTGGCCTCGGCCACACGGACGTGCCGGGGGCGCTCATGCTTCCCATCTATCACGGGCCGATGGCTGGCCCAGAGGCAGACGATGTTGCTGGCTTGTTTGCCCTTTACGGCGGGGACCCGATAGGACCGACGCCGACCGTCACCGCAACAGCTACATCCACACCCACGCCGACCGTGTCCGTTACACCAACGGCCACCGCCACGCCGACGCCTCCGATCGGTGCCGCGCCGCCAATAACGCTGGCGTTCCGATGGAACGTCCTCGTTCCCGAGGTCAGCTTCCTCACCGCCGGCTTCGTCGCGCAGCACCCCTGCGTGAGCGTCATCTACCATCCCGTCGTCGTCAACGGCGTCGGCACCTACGAGTGGCTGAAGCCGAGGCAGCCGCTGGGGTCAACGCTCGGGCCGGTGATGAACGCCGGGGAGGTCTATTACCTGTTCTGTCGCGAGAGCTTCATGGACAAGGACGCACTCGTGCTCTATCCGGGATGGAACCTCGCTTCCGGCGACGCGACTCCGACCTTCCTTCTCGACCTCGTTTACCCGTCGGTGGACTTCGTCTACGAGTGGGACGACCAGTCTGCCACATGGAGGCACTGGATAAGGGGAGTCCCGGACTTCGTAAACGCCGGAGGGGTCTCTGAGCTGTCAATCGGCGAGGCATACTGGATTCACAGCGAGTAGCGAGGCTGTCCGCCCGCGGCCGCTGGAGCGCTTTAGAGGGTGACCAGTGGCCGCGCCAGTATTGAATTGCGTCGACATGAGCAGATGGGGCGGAGAGCTGACCTCAGAGGAGGCCAGGTGCCTGCTCAGGGGGGGCATCAGGACGCTCGTCGTCGGCGTCGGCAATCCGAACACGGCAGGACTGTGGTCGGTGCAGCAGGCGACGTCCTGGCTGACGACGGCACGCAGCATGGGCATCGAGGTGCGGCTCGATGCCTACATCTATTTGTACATGGAGGGCGATCCAGTCCGCCAGGTGGACACGGCGATGTCAGTCCTCACCGGCGTCCCTGTGGGGACGTGGTGGCTGGACGCGGAGGACACAGAGTCGCCGCGCCTCATACAGGACGACAGGCGCGTGTTCCTCCAGCGCTGCGTGGCGCGCCTGGCCGCGGTCGGCGTGACTCCAGGCATATACACGGGCCGGTGGTGGTGGCGTCCGATGATGGGCCCCACCACGGAGTTCGGCCATCTCATGCTGTGGGACGCCTGGTTCCCTGAGGCCGCCAGCGCCGACAACCCGGTCATAGAGCCGTGGCCGGGTCGCGAGTACGGCGGGTTCTCAGAGCCGACGATGTACCAGTTCAAGGGCACCACGGACCTCTGCGGGCAGAGCGTCGACCTCGGTTGGGACAGGCGCCAGCCACCAGTCGACGCCGACCGCCTGTCCATCGAGCGATGGCCGGTAGACACGCCACCCGGCTGGGTGTCTGGCGGCTACCGGGCCACGTACACGCGCGTCGACGGCACGCCGTACGAGCACGGAGGCATAGACTTCGCGGCCCCCCGCGGCACGCACGTCTACGCTCCGTGCGACGGCACGGTGTCGCACGTTTACCCGGCCGGCGCCGGGTACCAGTTCGGCAACTGGGTGAACATAGAGAGCGGCGGCCTGTTCCTAGCTATCGCCCATCTCGACCGGTTCGCCGACGGCCTGGCGGTCGGCCAGCGCGTATCGGCCGGTGACCTCATAGGGTACGTCGGGCACACCGGTGCCGCCAACGGCGATCACGTGCACATGGCCGTGAGCACCAACCCGGGCTTCCCGCTGGACTTCTCGTCGTTGAGGGACCCGAACGACTATTACGAGGGCGAGGAGGACGACGTGGCGCTCAGGGAGGACGTTGAGGCCATCAAGGCCGTGGTCGACAAGCTGAAGGCGGTGGTCGCCGCCAACGGGGTGAGGGTGGAGTCCGGCACTGATGCCGACGGCAACCCCACGTACTCGATGCTGACGGGGGACGCGGCCCTCGATCACATCTACAACGATGGACAGAGTATCCACCTCGGTCTCGCCCTCACGCAGGACCGGGTGGCAACGCTGGAGGCGAGCGACGGCGACGATGGCGCGTGCTGCGTCGACCACGACGCGCTCGCCAGGGTATCCGCATCGCTCGCGCAGACCGCCGAAGACGTCAAAGCGATCTGCGCGGACGGGACGTAAGGAGGGGCGATGGATCTTTCTGGTATTATCGACGAGTCCCAGGTGAGGGCGTGGGGCGACCTGCTCCACGTCTTCGACGGGGCGATGGCCCAGTGGCTGGTGACGCTGCTCGTTCTCGACTTCGTCACCGGGGTGTTCCTCGCGTTCCAGAAGAACGAGTTCGACTGGCGCGAGTCGATGAGGATCGCGCAGAAGGCCGTATTCGTGGTAGTCGCATGGGGGGCAGCCGCCATCATCAGCGACAACTTCGGGCGGGCGGTCTACGCGCTGGCAGCGTCCAGCGTCGTGGGCAGTGCGGTCGGCAACATCTCTGCGCTCATGGGTCTCGACGTTAGAGGCCTCCTCGGCCAGCTCACTACGCGTGGGCCGGGCGACGGCGGCGACACCATTGCAACCAGACCAGGCGACGGCAACACCTAGCTGACTTAGCTAGCGGTCGAAGCAGGGACAACGAGAAGGAATTGGGGGGCGGCCGGCGTCCGTAGAGTCGGTCCCCCGCCGCCCCCACCAGACACCCCACGCGTTCACGCGGCCCACCACGGGCCGAAGGTCTCGTTCCGCAGAGCCGAGAGCATGGGGAAACAAAAAGAGGAGCTACTACCAAGCATGAAGATCATCGCAGCCATCGCGGCAACGCTTTGCCTTTTGACGACCACGGCATGCGCCGGTGGATCGGCCGAATCGCCGGTCCAACAGACAGTGGCCACGAAGGCCATCGCTGCGACGCAGACGCCCGCCCCGACGGTCGTCCAGACGGAGGCGCCGGCCACGGCGACAACGACCGTCACCACCCCGACGGAGGCGCCGCCCGCGGCCGTCGCGACGGAGGTGGCTCGTCTGGATGCCCCTGCCGTGTCGGCGGCGTCGGCGCCGGCCGGGCCGCCCGTCGTGTCCGGCAGCTGGCTGACGTGGGACGAGCTGGATGCTGCCGGGGCCGCCGCCGGCTGGGACCAGGAGAGGTGGGCGCAGATGAGGCTCATCGTCTACTGCGAGACCGGCGGCACCCTGAATCCGTACGCACACAACAGTGCCGACCCCAACAGCGGCAGCTACGGGCTGGCGCAGTTGAACGGGAGGGGCCACTTCGATCGCGCGGGGGAGAACTTCGAGCAGAGGTTCGATCCAGTGGTGAACCTCCGCACCGCGCTGTGGCTGAGGAACGCCATCGGGCGGTTCGGCGGCACTGGCGGTTGGTACCACTGCGCCAACAGGTACGGCATCTACTGATGGGCGGCGGGGGGCAGGCGGCCGCCCCCCGGTATTATCTAGAGACGTACGGGAGGTACTAGTGGTCGCACATGCTGTGAAGCCGAAGGTGTTCGTGGTCGGAGCCACCGGGATAGACAGGGCCGGCATGCAGGCCTATCTGGACGACATAGGGACCGGGTGGGACGTCCCAGAGGACGCCACGACAGGGCTCCTCGAGTTCTACGGCCGGCTCTGCTACAAGAGCTTCGAGGTCGGCATGAACCCGAACGTCACGAGGATCCGAGAGGACCACGACGAGTATGTGACGAACATCATCCGCAGTAAGCATGGCTCCATCTTCGAGAGCGTGCTGATCAACTTCGTCGCCCGTGACGTCAGCCGCGTGTTCACCCACGAGTGCGTCAGGCACCGCGTCGGGACGCACTTCTCACAGGAGAGCATGCGTTATGTGCGATTCTCTGAGGATATGCCGTACAGGATGCCGAGCTGCATCGTCGAGGACGAGTGGGCGTCTGCGTTCTGGGCCGAGAAGTGGGACCTCATGCAGGCATGGCAGCGGGAGCTCGCGGACCACTTCGGGGTGGACGACATGAGGAGCTTCCACAAGAAGAAGGTCCTGACGTCGGCGTTCCGCGATCTGATAGGCCAGGGCGTCGCCACCCAGTTCGGGTTCTCGATGAACCTTCGCACGCTAAGGCACGTCCTCGAGCTGAGGACCGCCGACGGCGTAGAGGAGGAGTTCGTCGTCGTGGCCGGCATGATCATGGACGAGGTCAGGTCGAGGTGGCCGCTCGTGTTCAGGGACTTCGTTGAACTGCCTGTCGCGGGCAGGCCGCAGCCTGCCCTGGTGCCGGAGTGGTCCAAGATATGAGGGTGGCCTTCGTCGGCTCCCGCGACTTCCTGCGCCCTGACCTGGTTGTGTCAACGGTGGCACGCCTCCCGCAGGGCACGGTGGTGGTCAGCGGCGCGGCCGACGGCGTCGACTCCATAGCGGCCGGCGCGGCGAGGGCGCGCGGGCTGGAGGTGGTGGAGTATCCGGTGGACAGGGAAGGCCTGCCTCCGTATCCCGCCGGCCGCGCGGAGTTCAGGCGGCGGGCGTTCGCCCGCAACACGTTGATAGTCGAGGATGCCGACGTCGTCGTGGCGTTCTGGGATGGCGTCAGCCACGGGACGAAGGACTCTATAGACAAGGCTGTCGCCAGGAGGAAACGGACGAAGGTGATTATCGTGAGGGCCGACGAGTGAACGACTACTGGGACTCTAAACTGCTGGATAACGACGTGGACGCCATCGTGAAGCGGTTCACGCACTTCGGCGAGTTCAAGCTGTCGGGCGGTGGCACGTCCGACACGTACGTCGATATGCGCGAGGCTATGCTCGTGTGGCCGGGACACGCAAGGCGCGTGCTGACACAGAAGCTGGAGCGCATGGGCGTCAACGATGGGACGACGTTGGTCGGTACCGGCGTGTCAGGGGCGCTCATGCTGGGGCTGCTGGACGACGACAGGCCGAAGCTCCTGTGGAACCCGAAGGGCCACGGCACCGAGTGGTCCGGCACGGAGCCGCCGGGCGGGGCATCCGTGGTCCTGCTGGACGACGTGGCCACGACAGGCAGTACCCTGATGCGTCTGTCGAGGGCGTGCGCCTCCCGGGGGTGGACCGTCATCGGCGAGTGTGTCCTGCACGACACCAGGCCGGAGCTGATGAAGGTCCCGGGGCGGATGGTGTACCTGGCGTCCCCCTACTCCGGGACGAAGGACGAACAGTGGCGGCGGTACGAGACGGCGCTGGAGGCGGTGAAGTACATCACGGCCACGGGACGCGTGCCGCTGTCGCCGATCGTGCACTGCCACTTCGTGGCCGCCGGCCTCGACCTCCCCGGCGACTGGGACTACTGGGGACAGGTGTCCGTCTCATACCTCGATGGCTGCGCCGAGCTGTGGGTGCTGTGCATGGATGGGTGGGACTCGTCGACGGGGATCAGGCACGAGATAGAGTACGCGCGAAAGAACTCGATACCGGTCAGGTACGTGACGCTCGATGAGCTGGCCGACATGGCGGCATCGCGGTGACGTTCGTCGTGCCGGACGGGTACATGACGATGACGGACGTGTCCAAGAGGTTGGACATAGCATACGACCAGGTCAGGCAGCTGGCGGAGGACGGCATACTCAGCTCCAGGAAGCAGGGCCCGTTCGTTCTCGCGACCGTGGCATCGGTCATCGAGGAGGCCAGGCGCCTGGGCGTACCTGAGGGCGACATCATGGGCTTCGCTGCCGATCACTACTACCCACCCAGACCGCGCCCGAAGACGGTGCCGGTGTCCAGGCATCGCGTGCAGTGGCGCGGCACGCAGGCGAAGCGATGCCCAAGGCACGGGCATGTCCTCATCCGCGGGTGGTGCGTCGTGTGTGGGGACGTCAATGACTGAGCACTCCGGTCGCTTCGAGCGCGAGTACTACTGCCACGGGTGCCACCTCATATACTGGGGCTACTTCGACCCGATGCTGGAGGGCAGGGAGCCATGCCCGCACTGCATGACTGGCAGCAGCGAGAACGTCTGCGCCTGCGACACGATAGGGCACGCGTACTGCTCGCTAAACCACGAGGAGTTCAGCCAGAAGTACGGCAGGAGCATGGACGGCGAGACGCTGTGGTGGCGGGAGGAATGGGTCCCTGCTGCGGAGGTCGGGTTCTACGCCGGCAGGACGGCCTGGGGGCATAGGCACGAGCCGGCGACGGAAGCGTTGGAGTTCTGGCACGACAGGTACGCGCGCTCGTTGCGCGCCAAGTTCGCCTGGATGAGGCGGAAGAGCGAGATCGCGGGGGTGGAAGAGTGACGTACGTTGTCCACTGCAAGAAGAGCGGTTACGACGTGTACATAGGCCGGCCGACGGAATGGGGCAACCCGTACGTGGTGGGGCGCGACGGCACGAGGGAGCAGGTCATCGCGATGTACCGTGACTACCTGCTGGCGACCCCCGTGCTGCTCGCGAAGGTGGCCGGCCTGCGCGGGAAGGTGCTCGGGTGCTGGTGCAAGCCGCTGGCGTGCCACGGCGACGTGCTGGCGGAGCTCGCGGATGCTGGCTGACCTGGTCCTGTATGCCATCAGGTGGCAGCTGTCCACACCCATACTGTGGGCCGTCACGTCGAGACTGAACGGGTGG